CTAAAACAACCATGTCTATCTTAACGCCATCAGCAATCATCTTTCTAATTTCATTCTTAATTTGCAACATAGTCTTTGTGTCAGACGGTAGTTTCTTTAAGATTAACTCATTTGGCATTGTTTCCTTGATTTCGTTTACCTTAGTCATCACCTCATCCTTTTTTTCTGACAATTCGTCAGGGTGAATCTTTGTCCAGAGAGTAAAATGTTTTCTCTGTATCACTTTTGGGTTGTCTTCAAAAAATACTTGAAGTACGTTAAATCCTAGGTTAAATGCGTGGTTTGAAATCTTTGTTAGAATGGTTGATTTCCCTACACCAGTTGGTGCAAGTATTACACCAATTTCTCCTTTCGCCAATCCTCCTTTTAACAATCGATCAATTCCTGGTATTCCCATTGGAATTGGGTGTCTATAGTCATCATCCAAGACTTGGTCTAGGTTTGAAAAGACATCTAACATCGATGTGTCTTTTGAACCAACAAGTAATGCGTCTCTTACCAATTCTTCTAGGGTATCATAGTTTTCAAACTCACCCCCGTCTATAATCTTTTGAGCCTTTTTCATAACCTTCTGCAACTCTTGTTGTTTACAGAATTTAAGTGCCTTTTCTTGTACGAAATCTACTCCGTCGATAGGTGCAGACTTGATTTTCTTAATAGTATCAAGTACAACCTTAACGGCAGTTTCTTGTTGAAGTTCGGATTTTGCGACTTGTTCTAATGTGTCAAATGATGGTGTATGGTCATACTTTTTATAGTATTCTTTTATCATTTGAATGATGATTTTGAAATACTTGTTTTCAAAATAATTGTTCTCTATTACGTCAATAATCGAATGTGAAAAGTCTTTGTCTACAATGATTTGATTAAGTAATTGTATTTGAAAATTGTTGCCAAGATATTCAAAGTTTTTGTTTGTCGCCATAATTTTTTCCTCCTATCAGTAAAGATAAATACTACTAGTTTTGAATAAATTGTGGATAAAAATAATTAAATTTTCTACCTGAAAAAATGTCAGTAAGTTCAGATAATATGCTTTTCAGCCTTGGGCGTAGGTCTACGGTATATCTGACCTTTGGGGGGTATACTTTTGCGTCAAATGTCCTCTGACAAATTGTCATGTTCTCAACCTTAATATAAAGGTTAAAATTTTCTTGTCCTTCGGTAATTGAGGTGTTTAATACATCTGGATTTTCCATAATTTCATACTGGTTCTCCATCATATAAACAACCGATCTCATTTTTAAATCATATTGTAATCCATTACAAAATGATTTAATGTAGTCGTAGAATTGTTCAGACTTATGTGCGTTTTTGTTAAATCCTTTAACATTAAAGAATCTTTGTACAACGATATTATCATTACACATAAGAAGAAATTCTACTTTTGTTACATCTTGATCTTTCATTTTTTTTACTTTTTTGTTTTGTTTCTAAAATTTGTTTTTTCTTTTCTTGATAGTTTTAAAAATGGTTTTAAAAAATTTACCCAAGCGTCGTCACCCTTTGGGAGAAATTTGAAGAATCCGTCTTCCATCATCATTCTTATTAGGTTTCTGTGTCCTCGTCCATCAGGATCCAATGACTCTGAGTAATACGACCTAACAAGTTCTTTTCCTTCCTGAGAAATGAGTGGATTAGCTAGGTCCACCAATTTTTCATTAATTGTGAAAAACTCTTCTCCAAATATTCCCTCTTTGGTTTTCCCACTAAGGAGATTTTGTAAAGCAACATTTCCCTTCTGTTCTGAAAGTAACATTTCTGCCTTTGTTAAAATATCGGTATATTTTAATTCAGTATCAAGTATTTCAGGAAACAGTTTAAGAAATGTTTTTTCACCCAAATAAAAAATACCGTCAATATTATCTGAACTATCGCCAGTTAATATTTTGTAAGTTTTAACATTATAATGCGGTATTTCGGATTCATATATTTTAATTCCGTCACCATTTTTATAATATCGTTTTTGTTGGGGTGAGTATATAGTTACCTTCTCAGAAATTAATTGTGTTAAGTCTCTGTCTGATGAAAATATTGTTTTATCTTCATCTTCTGAAATATGACAATAGTAAGCAATTAAATCGTCGGCCTCCGATTGTCCAACTTCTAATTGTCTAACAAACATTTCTTCAAGGTATTGTTTTACCCTATTTTTTTGGGTTGTAAAAGACTGTTCTTTAAAGTCGTCTTCGTTTTTTTGTTTACGATTTAATTTATATTTGGGATAGATAATTCTTCTTTGTGAAGATCCGGTTTCACTATCCCAACATACAACAACTTTATTGTAATTATTTTCTTCTAAAAATCTTCTTAGGGTATTTAGAAAATGCCAGGTACCACCAACATGTTCACCGTTATTAAAAAAATCCCTAACTCCATGAAAACCAATTTTTAATAAGTTGTTTCCATCTACTAAAAGAGTTTTAGTCATTAAATTCTTCGTTAATTGGGTTTGACATTACTGGTTCTTTTTCTAACATATATTCAGAGAAAAATTCACTGAAAATCGCCTCCATAACCGGAACACAAATTGAGTTTCCTGCTAGTGCTACATGCGCTGTATTTGATAATGATGTAGTAAGTAACAAATTAATATCATCTTCTCTAACACCCATAAATCTATAACCCTCTCTTGCTGTAATTGTTCTAACCCTACCATCTTCTGTTAGAATTTGTGGTGATCCACTTGTTGTTAAACAAGGAGAACAACCGTCAACAGAATAAATTCTTCTAGCTTGGTCGTAACTAACATCATCTCTTCTACCAACTAATTTACAAATTGTGTGATTTTTTGGTGTGTGTGATGTAAATTGGCAATCAACAATTAATGAGTCACTAAAATTTTCATCAATAAATGATCGCATCGGGATTCTTGTTTTTTTATGGTTATCAACATTCATCATTTTTTCTTGTACTTCTTCAATACTACTATTTAATACTGACATCATAAAAACTCTTTCTCTGTTTTGTGGACATCCAAAATCAGCACCATTTAACACTCTCCAAAAAGAACTGTAACCAAGACCTCTTAAAAAATATATATGTTTTTTAAAGTTTTCAATATGGTTGTGAGATACTAAATTTTTAACATTTTCCATCAAAAGGAATTTTGGTCTATTTGTACTCAAAAGTCTTTCAACTTCAAATAACAATCCACTTCTTGTACCTTCTTTAATACCTTTTTGAACTCCAGAAATTGAGATGTCTTGACATGGAAATGAATATGTTAATAAATCACATTCCGGAAATGTATTTTCATTTATCATTCTTATATCTCCAAGGTTTCCATGTGTTGTTGTGTGTAAAGTGTCATAACATTCATTTGCTTGTTTGAAGTTGTCGCAGTTTGCAACATTTTCATAATCAACACCAATATATTTAAGTGCTAACTCTTGTGTTCCGTAACCGGAAAATAACGATACTACTTTTAATTTATTCTTGTTCATAAACTTTTTCTTCTTTTAAATCAAATTCACCATCTACACCAATAATTGTTTTCCAATATTCTGCATAATCTTTTTTGTAGTCTTCAATAGACTTCTTTTCTTCCGTAGGATCCTTTCCAGGTAAAAACCCGTGAGGTGTTACAATAATTTTACCATCTTCAAAACCAAGTCCATTAATGTGGTTTTTCATAACCGATACTTTTGTTCTTGATGCGAATTTAACAGTTCTTTTATCTTTTGTTGCTGTAATCTTTGTTGTTCCAGCACCTTTTTGATTTCCGTATAAAAACACTAAAGATGAATTTAACCAAATTGCTTCACCACCTTTTGCTTTAATTTTAGGTTGACCAAATGGATTGTCTGGTAATTCTACCCAAGGTTGATTAACGATAATTAATGTATTTTCGTATTTTGAATCTGCTTTTCTTGACCCGGAAATTCTTTGGTTAATTCCCATTCCAATCTTATCAGCTAAAACACTAGCATTGTGTTGTTTACCACCTTTACCTTCATAGGTCATTTTACAAGGAACGGAACCAACAGAATCCCACATAATACATAATGAATAATCTAGTTCACCTTTTTCTTGAGCATCTAACAGATCATTAATATAATCCGTAATTTGTTCAATATAACTAAAATTATTGTTAAATAAGAAGAACCCATCCCAAGTTAATTCACCTGTTTCCTCATCAACAACTTCTTCACATTCAAAACCCATAAGTTTTGAGTGCTCAAAAGACCATTTTTGTTCTGTGATAATAAAAACTGGTAGTATTTCTTTTTTCTGTGCGTCAACCGCTGTTTTTACAAGTGCTGTTGTCTTACCAGTATCAGAGTGACCCAAAAACATATTAATGTGTCCCATAGCAGGACCTGGAAGTCCTACAGCATCTAAAAATGCGGGTCCTAAATCAAAGTATCTTTGTGGTTTGTATTTTGCGTCAGAAGAGAATTTTTTCTTTATTGAGCTAAAGTCGTTTTTTTTAATTGCCATATATTCTTTTTTAAAAGATAAGAAAAAGTGGGTACATTGTATACCAATATACCCACATATTTTTAATAAAATTTAGAATGGTAATTCTTCATCAATTTCATCGTTTGCTTGTGGATCCTCAACTTTAGTTTCAGTTTTAGATTTGTTACCACCCATAACGATTTCACCCTCTGATGAATCTCCGTAGATGTATTTTCCAGCATCTGAATCCCATCTTGGTGTTTCACCACGGGCAACAGACTCCAAATATTCAGTAGGTTTTTTAGAATAAACATCCTCCCAAGTAAGCTCATCTTCAATCCAAGATTTCATTGTGTCATCATCTTCATGTACTTGAGACGGGTCGTCATACATAACTGTTTGGATTACAGTGTAGAAAGCGCCTTTTGGTGTCTTTGCTTTAGTTAATTCAAGAATAAGGTCTCTTCCTTTTTCAGCATCTGCAACATCACCTTTTGCTTTATAGATAGGAATAATTTTATCAAAAATTCCTTCTTGTTTGTAGTTGTGTTTAAATCTCCAGAATTTAGGACCATCTTGTTCGTTGTCACGATCAATAACTTTAACAATATAAAACTTACGAGGTTTGTATTGCTTAGCTAATTCTTTATCAGAATCTTTACCCGTTGACATTAATTCTTCATAAACTTCACTCAAAGGAGATCTTTCATTATCATTTTTTCCCGGATCATAAAATTTTTGCCATTTTCCATCAAGATTGATTTCATGAAACCATACTTCTTTGAATGGGGAAGATCCGTCTGGTGTAGGTAAGATACGGATTCTTTTTTGTGCTTGCTTTTCGTTGTCTTTAAGTATTGCAGCAAAATACTTTTTTAATCTGTCTTCTTGAGACATTTTTGATCCAGATGTGTAGTCTCCGGATTTTGAGTTCTCATACTGAGAGAGAACTGTGTCTAAAACATTGTTTGTCGCCATATATGTATTTGTTTTTAAAGGTTTACAATAGAAAGTATAATTAAAATTTGTGTCGCAGTCAATAATCAGTTAAAAATTTGAGAGAGGGACACGAATGTCCCTTTCTAAATTTACATCATATCAGTATCTTCTTCATTGTCTTCATAATCATTAAAAGAATTTTCAATCTGACCTTTTGAGAATTGTTCAACCTCATCTGAAGTTAATACATATTCATTTTTACCAGATTTTTCCATTTCGTCCTGTTTGTCAGTAAAGAAATCAGAAAGTTTTTGATTAAACGGACCAGAATCAAGAGTCCTTAACTCTAATTTTTCTTTTGGTGTTTTTGGTCTCATTTTTTCAATTTTATTTTCTAACCCATCTATTTTAGAAACTAACTGATCCATATCACCTAATTTTTGTTCTAGAGAACTTAACTGTTTAAATAGATTATTAAAGTATTCTTCTTGTTTTTGTTCAATATTTTTTTGTGTGCTTACAAGATCTGTAATTTCAATTTTTTCTTCGTCCGGTTTTTCTTCACCACCGATCTCTTCAACATCTTTGTCTGTTTCAACATCAACTGGTGCTGGTGGTGCCCCTGCTCCTGGTGCTCCTGGTGCTGGTGGTGCTCCTGGTGCTGGTGGCGCTCCTGCTGCTGCATCTGGTGCTGGTGGTGCTCCGCCGGCTAATGGATCTGCGGCAGGATCTGGTGGTGGTGCTCCACCGGCTAATGGATCTGCAGCTGGATCTGGTGGTGGTGGAGCTTCTTGCTCCATAATATAAGTGTTAATAGTTTTAAATCTTGCGATTTCCTGTAAAATTTTTTTATCTATACCCATCTTATCCATTTAATAATTGTTTTATACCACTTTTGGTTTCAACTTGGATTTTTTTGTTTGTCTTCATAGTATTATCTACTCTTTCAATTAGACCATCTTTTTCTCTAACTGTAAAACAATCGCCTGTGTCCAAATCACACACTTCTTTAAAACCGTTTCCGGCATCTTTTTCTGTCATTCTTGTATTTTTACCAAGATAATTATCCAAAATTAATTTTGTTCTGCTCATACTATTTTTTTTATATAAATATCATTAGGTTTAATAAAATTATGGGTTAATTGAAATAAAGACATTTAACCCTTCACTAGCTTTATTCTCTAAAGATTTTTTATCTTGTTCGGTCATTTTAGTATAAACGTTTGCACTTCTTACTGATGCCCATAAATTTACATACTGTTTAACGACGTTTTGTATGTTTCTACCACTTTGATATGAACTAATACTAGGATATATTTTTGATATTGCAAAATCAATAAAACTTTCTATACTAGAAAATGAAACAACCGGTATGTTAATATTATTTCCTTTACTTAAACAAAAATACTTTTTATTTATAAAATTAATAAAAGAAGGACCATAGGTATCATTCAAACTAATTGTTCCAAAATTATTTTCATAGGCTTTAAACCCAGTTGAGTTACCAGTATCCATATAAAAGAAAACAAATAACAATTCTCTAATGTCAATCTCATTTTGTGTTCCGGTTGTTAAACCATAGTTTTTAGTTCTAGCTATCAATAAATCATTCATTTGTTTTGATGTGTAAGAGTTTGTAGTCGGTGCATCAACCCCTGTAAACCCAACATAAGCGGCGTTTAATTTATCAGCACAATTTTGATTAGATGTTAACGTATCTTTTCCCGTAACATTTGAAACAACTGTATTGACTTCGGTTATAACATTACCACTAAAGTTTTTATTTTCAACCTCTTGTTTTTGTATTTGTTCTTTAATTTTATTAATAAGATTTACACTTAAAGATTGAATAAAGTTATCTATTTTAGGTAAACTATAAAAAGGTTGTCTGGTTCCTGTAATTGAGGTTTTAAAATCGCCTTCACCAATTGTGTGTGAAACTTTTGTGATCATATATGGACCACTAAACATTGGGACGTTTCTAAGATTAAAATACATCATTGGTTGCATCAAAGCATTTCCCATCATGTCAATACTACAAGTGTAACTTCTATTTCTATATAAATTATAGAGTGATACACTTTGTGTTGCAACTCCTCTGTTTTTACTTTGGTTTGCCATTTGATTTATCATTTCAAGTGATTCGGCAGTTGGTTGTCCTGCGTCTTGGTTAAGACTTATACTTTCAAATATTTGTTGATTTTGTAAACTAACATCAACATTAAAACCTACAATTTTATTTGACTTATCCCAATTATTTTTATTTAATTGATTTTCTAATAATGGATTATCACTAGCTCTCCTTAGATCAAAAGCATCATCTCTATATCTATAGTCAGCATTATCATTCATAGCCAAGTGAGCACTTGGTTTACTATTATAATAACACAATATTTTTGGTGATGAATTTCTATAATCAACATTTAAAAACGTACCCCAAAATGAATTTGCAAACTCTAAAGTACCTTCTGGTTTTGGTACTGGATTTTTTACCGCATCTTGTACATTATAAAAATTTGTAAACGAAGGTAATGGCATTACCGTAAAATTGTTTTCTTGTAGTATAGTACTTACAAGATTAAACATACTATTTTTAACAAGTCCCGTTTCAATTAAATCTTTTACTTTAAAAATATCAACTAAAACTTTTTGTCCAATATCTCTACTCGCTCTATCAAATAACAATACATCTTCAAATAGTGTTTTATTTTTAATGTCAGCACCGGCAATCCACGTATCGTTTAAATTTTTAAATAAATCCCACAATTCATCTCTTGATTGATCTCCTTGTAATGGTGCTTTATTGTCTTGACCCTCATTAGTTACAACGATTTCAGGTAAATCATTTCTAATTCCTGTCATTAAATCATTAATAACGTTATTCTGATACAATTCTGTTGTATCTAAATATGTGTTCATTAAACTAAAAAAATCAGATATATTTATATTTTTATTTTTTAATTTTTGTGTCGCATAAAGTTTTATTATTGGTGCAAAATCTTTTACATTTTTTTGATTAAACTGTACATTCATATCAACAAAAAAGTCAGTTATATAAGAACCGTTATTGGAATAAACTAATTCTGGTATTTCTGAAAATCCCACATAATATTCTAAGTCTTTCCAAGTTTCTGGATTTGCCGTTTTTGACTGGGCTAAAGTAATTGAGCCACCGTTTGTTGGTAATGAACCTGGTGTTCCTTGGTTATAACCTTGATATGAAATTGGGTCTTGAATAAATTTTGTTGAGAACGTATAGAATAATCTTCTATCAAACATAGTTGGGTTACCCATTTTAAACACAACATCATATTCCATAAACTTACTTAATAGTTTTTGTAAGTTTTCATTTTGTTTTTGGATTACTTCAGTAACTAATCCTTCAGAGGTTAGATCGTTTGGTTTGGTTATAACCATCATTTGTCTCATTAAATACTGAAAATTCTTAAACGCAATTTCTGTTTCTGTTTCTGCACCTGGTTCTCCAGGAATTAATGTTTTATAATCGTATATTGATCTACTGAAATTTAAAAATTCTTCTTCAAAATAATCTAATAAGTTTGTTTCAAAGGTTGTAAACATTTCTGATATTTTTGTATATTTTTTTGAGTCACCATTTAAAGAAAAATTTTGTTGTATTGATTTATCTTTAAAAATTTCTTTCATATATGAATCCGGTGATGCTTTTGTTATTTTAGATGTATCAAAATAACCATAATTCGGTGCCCCCCAAAAAAATCTAACAGAACCATTAAATAATGCAGGATTTGATTGTACTTCTATTTTTAAATTATTGTTTTTAAAACACTCATCATTTACTTGATTTAATGTATTACCAAAAGAAGGTAAAATATAATAAGAGTCCGATGTGTTTGATTTAGATAATACAGACCATGTTGATAACGATAATGTTCTTTGATTGTTGTTATTATCAAAACCTGGAGCTTTAATAATTTTACTATCTAAATTAGTTGAGAGCACTAGTTTTCCTTCGTCTATTAATGTTTGTACTTCACTTTGAGAATATCCACCGGTTGCCGCATTTGTAACAAAAAAAGTTTCTGGGTTTACTTCAAAGAATGTTGTGAGTGTCTTATTTTGCGATATATCTATGTTATATCTTCCAACACCACCAGTTGTTCCACTTACTTGTGAAACTATTTTTGTATTTAATTCAATATCTAAACCACCAATTATTTGATTTGTTGATAATGTACCACCAGTTATACTTAGAACATCCATTGTTGTTCCGGTTATTGTACAAGTACCATTTAATATTGTTAAGTTTTGTACTGGAGCTATTGTATATATACCAATACCACCGGTTGTTCCACTTACTTGTGAAACAATTGTTGTATTAACATCAATTCCAGGTCCGGCAAGGATTTGTCCTGGTGCTAAATTATTATCGTTTACAGAATAAACAACAAGTGTTGTATCAAAAACACTTGCCGTACCATTAAGTTGGGTTGTACCTGAAAATAATTTTAAACCTTGTAAGAAAACATTCATATCATCAACCAACTTAGGATAAAATCCTGTATTCATATATGTTGTAGTTGCGGTACCAGCTACTAAGTTTTGTTGCAATACAATGTTTTTTTCAGTGTTATTGATATTAAGTGTGTATGTCTTTGTTGTTGCGGAATTTGACGGATCATAGTTTCCAAGATAATTAAAATCTTTCCAAGAATCGTCTAAGATATCAGTACCTTTTCTATTCCAAGTTTTATATCTGTGCCAAATTGATCCATATTTTAAAATCCAAGCGTATGGTAATCTGTGAATAGCACCAAATTTTTTGAGTGTTGATATAATATAATCAAGGTCTGTTGAGGAATCCTGACTTCTATATTTTTCTCTTAATGTGGCTAAAGGTAAACTATTTAAAAAATAATACGCGGCCGCTTTATAAGGTGATAAATCATTACTTTTATATCTAAAATTAAACACTCCATTTTGTATTGCATTAATAAAAAATGGTGTGTTTAACATTGAGGTTGTCTGTTCAGAATCCAAATATCCAGTATAACCAGAGTAATTCAAATTACCTTCGGTAATGAACTGTTCTTCTATTTTTCTATTTTTATAAAATTGTTTTAAATTAGTATCTATTGTCTGTGAAAAAATTCCAGTTGTATAATTAAAGTTTGTAATCGGTCTTTTTGTTGTTACAGTATCATCCTTTGAAAAGTTTGTAATTGTCTTATGAATTGTATTATAAACTAAAACTTTATTGGTGTTGAATACTTCAGTATCTCCATTTAATGGTTTTCCATTTGCAAGATAATTCTTACACCAATCTAAATTTGTTATCGGATACATATCTGTAAAATCAAACTCATTACTTGATGTTAAATTTTGTACAAAATCAGTTATTTTTAATTCTTGAGTTAAAGATAAATCTGGTTGTGATCTTTCACTTATTAATAAAGTACTATTAAAAATCTGAAAGGGGTTATCCACTTTATTCTTTAAGTAAGGTGTAACAAACTCACCTCTAATAAATTTTTGCCAACTTTCACCTTCACCTTGATTTGAAATGTGTCTAAGGAATGTTGTATAATTTGCAGAGTCAATTAAATACTGTTTTAATTTTTTTTGTAAAAATGGACTTTCAGATCCCAAACTTTTAATTACGTTTAATTTTTCATCTTCGGATTCAACAAGATAAACACTAGATTGATATCCCGGAATTCTACTTAATTTTGAATAAAAAGAATTAACTAAAACTCTTTCGTATATTTCATAATAAAATTTTACTTCTTCCTTATTTTGGAATACTTCATTTGTAATTGGGAAGTCAATAGCATTTAAACTTAATCTATTTGGTTTAAAAGCACCGTTACCAGTATCTCCAAAATCTGGTTCATCGGCTTCTCTTTCAATAAACCCTTTTATATATTCCTCAACAAATTCAACTTCAGGCCATAACTCACTTATATAAGCTTTAGTTAATGACGATATTGATGGATCACCAGGATATTTTTGTTCAAATTTTTCATTTCCATCAGTTGCGGTATATTCACGTAATACTTGTGGCCAAGGATATATTGGTTCATTAGTTTGGCCCGGTACTTTAACATCAACACTTTGGGCTGTTGATGAGCCACCAAGTACTGCCGCTTTACGATATTGATTTTCTCTAATACCCCATGCGGCAGTATGGACATCATCCATTAATCGTAAAAAAGCTTCACCTTGTGCAAAGAATGGTGCTAAAATATTTCTAATAGTTGGTTTAAATCCAATACCACTATCTTTTCTTGATAATTGTTCTGTTAAACTTTCAGTAATTTTTTGTTCTACTTCTGTTCTTAATGTTGTTACATTTTTAGAAGCCGTAGCAATTATTTCATTAAAAGTGTTTTTACCGTCAAAAACAAACCATTTAAGTTTGTCTATTAATGGTGATAATGTATTTCTAAAAAAATCCAATTCAGTTGTACCGGAAGCTACTTTACCTGTTGTTTCTTTGTATGATTTTGGAAAATCAACATCTTTAGAGGATACGTCTTTTTTAAATTTATTTATATCAACATCAATTGGTATTTCACTCTTTGTTGTTTTGCCTCCAACAACATAACTACCATTTTTACCAGCAACACTATTGGCTGCAAGTTTTGACAAAAAATCTTTTATAATACCATCAAGTTCTGTTTCTGCTGCCGATCTTTTTGATTCGTCATCATATTCTTTTTTATAGGTGTAAACTTTTGTATCATCACTAAGTACTAAAGGTATTTTGGTATCCAAATATGTTCTATACCAAGAATTTGTATTAAAAAATACTTTCTTTGAGAACTCGGTTAAAAGTGTTTGATAATTATCTAATTCTGTTAAAGTACCTAAATTTTCTTTAGCAAACTTTTCCAAAATTTCTTTTATAAAAGTATCTAACTTACTTTTTAATTTTGTTACAGTATATTCCGGAAAATCATCGTCAATTAAACCTTTGGCTTTGTATTCAGAATACACTTCTTTCATTTTTTGATAACCACGACTAACTAGTTGTGGTTTGTTTTGTGATGGTTTTGATGCTGTAATAACAACTTCATTATTCTGTAGTGTTACATTTTCAGTAATTCCTTGTTTGTTTGTTGGTGTGTTAGTATTAACAAATGTGTTATACATATGTGGTACTGCTAACATCTGACCCCAATTCACATAAGACATTATACCGTATTTATATCCAAATAATTTTAAATCTATTTTAAAATTGCCACTTGATGAGTCAAATGATGATGAAAATGTTTGTAACATTAATGGATATCTAACGGCTTTACCATAAAAACCTTTTATTGTTAAATAAAAGATTGGATAAGGTAATTGGAAAAAAGCAGCATATGGTGAATTGTTTCCGGCTTCAAATAATGCCCTACCTTTTACGTCTTCCATTTTAATTGTGACAGTTGGGTAAAAAGCGGTATTAATATCAATGTTAATTGACTTTAAACCAAGTAACCCGTTATCAACAGCTCCTGGTGTTCCATTAGAATATTGTGATTGTGTGATGTAATAATCATCGTTTTTCTTTGGGTTTTGTACCGCATTTAATTTTGGTTGGTTAACTCCTAATCCTTTTACAGTATCTTTACCTGTAAGTTCGTCTGACCAACTTGTATTTAAAAAAGTTTTAAACCCAGGATTAAGGAAATTAATCTTTCCAACTGAGATTGTTCTTACATTATCATTTAATGGGGCTCCAATTGCTAACTTTGTTCTTGGGACGACACTGCATTCCAAGTTAGCATACATTACTAAATTTTCTTGTTTGACATATCTTTCTTTAACCTTACCTTCTTCATCTATTACTTTATTAGGATCAACAAGGGTTATATTATCATAGTCAAATTCAACTAAAATGTTTTCTCCGTTATCTACCATAATAAAAAAAGTAATTTTCCAATTCGTTATTGTAATCCTGTAATGAAGTTAGTAACGGAAATGGAATTGTCAATATAGCACCATCTGGTATTGACCACTCAGATCCGGAATACTTTGGATTTGCCTGTTGTATTAACCAACCAAAGAATGGTGTTCCGTAATACTGAAAAGATATTTTATCTAATCTTGACTGTCCAACTCTATAAATATAATTTTTGTCAGTTGATTTTGATGGTAGGTTAATATAAGGGACAACTTGTTGTTCTCCATTATTTAAAAATTTACTGTATCTGTTGTAATATTGTAAACTCATTTTAATTAAATTTTATTTTACCATCAAAAGTATCAAACTTCGTATTTATGTTATTTGTTGAATAAAGGTTTGTAATCCTTTCTTTTTGTTGTTGTGTCCCGTCAGTTGTAAAAGTGTAGTTTAATTTATATGATGTTGCCTCATCTACCGGTGATTTAATTAAATCTTTATATCTTTGTTCATTCTTAATACTTTCTATATTAAATTTCTTATCAATATTTCTCTTAGTGTAAAGATTAAATTGATTAACACACGCTGTTGTTCCGGAGTTTATTATTTTTTCAACATCTGATTTTTTTTCACCATATAAAGAACTATTTAATAAATAATTTATTAGGTCTGTTTTTTTTGTGTCATCATAAAATATTGGACCCATTATTTGATAAAATCTATTATCAGTTTCTGTTTCATTATCGGTTGTTGGGTCTAGAGCAAACTTTGCCTCAATTTCAGTTGGGGTTACCGACTTGTCGGTAAAAATTGATTTAGATTCATTGTAAATATTATTTGTTAAATCAAGACCTAAATATGCTACGGATTTAACAATACCGTCTGTATTATCAAAAAATTCAACATGTTTGTTTTTGATTGCCGTGTAAACATCTTGGAGTGCTGTAAAACTATCTGTTGATCCAGATGTAACACCTGATAAATTATATACGTTAGAAATATTATCACTATTTAGTGAGCCATCTGTTTTTGTTAATAGTAAATTAAATTTTCTAATAAACTGAACATAATCTTCTTGGATTTTAATTAAATTATTAAGGTCATTATTAACATTTAAAATAAATTCATCTTTTTTACTTCCAACATAAGAAATTAATCTATCTCTTATTTCTCTTTTGTCTTTTAACCTTAAATCTTTACCTTCTTTTATAACCGTACGCATAAAAGTATCGTTATCGTTAGAAATATCTTTAAGTGTTTCTTCAAATAATTTATTAATTCTATTTTCAAAATCGTTAGGTTTACCATAAATTGAAATGTCACTTTTTGTTCCGTATTCATCAAATGTTCCTTTCAAATAATTTCTTTTTAAGAAGAGGGAATATATTGATCCAATACTATTATTTTTAACTATTGTACAATTTGTGTTAATAACCGTGTCAAAATACTCAACGGTTTTAGTCCAGAATGAATTTACAAATTGTGTATAATCTAATTCTGTATTATTAAGTAAATTACCAATAGTTGATCCACCTCTTTTTGGTATTGGGTTTTGAACTTGAGCAACTTTAACTGGTGGTTGATTTGCTAATATTTTTTCAACAACATATTTGTCTCTTGCTGAAACATCTTCTGTTGCTGTTGCTCTTTCATCATATACTTCAGTATTTGCGTAAAAATTAAACGATAGTGCGTTTTGTAATTCCTCAACAGGACCTTTTAATCCGTGTCCACCAATAAAATCAAAACTCATTGTAACATCAACAATCATTGGTTGTATTCCAATACCTTCTGGGTTTAAATCATACTGAGCATCACCATATTTAAAGTTCATACTATTTGGCACAATCTTACTATGGTAAAAGTCACCAACTCTTAAAACTAATATTGGTGGTGCACCAAATGATGTATTTAAAGCATCATTATATTTTGGTCTTCCATCGGCACCAATTATAGGAATTGTTTGTCCAGGTCTTACACATTGATTTAAGAATGTTAATCTACCATTTAAACCTTCCGGTGTTGTTGAGTGGAATGCTGGAGTAAAATATTTAATCTTATCTTTAATTGATTGGTATACCATTGGGTCCGATTCTTTTAAAACTTCAAAATAATCACATTCAGAAAATAAAAATCTTAAAACTTTTTTTGATATACCATCTTTTATTTTTTGTTCAACAGTAATATTTGGAGATGGTTTAATAGCATTAGTTGGTTTTGTTTGTGGGTTCTGAACTTCAATTTGTTCTCCACCACCACCTACAACCGGTGTTGGGTCTGGTGGTTTAGGTGTTGGTTCAGGTGGTTTTTTAGCTCTGATAGCTTGTATTGCAACCCTTCTACACGCCATTGGTGGAATAGACCACCATTCTGCAGCTCCAGTTCTAGAATATAAAGTAGCATTGTACGAAAGTCTTTCTCTTACGTTAACCCTACAATCAACATTATCTTTTAACACACCATCACTTCCACTACTATTAACTAACGAAATATCAGTTTGATCTGGTGTTTCTTTGGCTTCAGCATTTGTTTTAGGTATTACAACTTGTTCACCTCTTGGTGTGAAATTTAAAACTAATTTTTTTTGATCAATAAACTCTTTTAGTGTTTTTCCATCTTGTACTGTTTGTTTTTCTAACCATTGCATTACAGCACTATTTCTTCTTTTTGATATATCAATATTATAATCAACACTTGCTGTTGCTGAAGCAGAACTTGTTAGATCAACCTCAACTTCACCTCCGGCAATTAATATTTTTTTAACTTCTTCTAAAAATCCACCTTTTAATATGTCAAAATTTCCTATAATAACTTGTGTAAAAAAATCTTGTATTGCTTCTCTTGTATATTCCTTTACCGGTCCAGTATCTTTTATCGCATATTTTGCGCCATATCTACCTTCGGATGTATCATTTGTTAAATAAACCTTTTCTGGTGCATTTGTTACATATGTTGTATTTTGTTTACTGGTATAATCATTATACCAATATTCAAAATCATTATTTGCCTTTTCACCATATGTTGATTTTCCTGTTATTGAATTTGGTGAGTTGTTTTCAAAATACCAACCATATCCAATAAATTTCTCCAAATCTGATGAAGCATCTACTAAACCTGTTGATGTTTCATTTTTAGTATTTGATTCTGACCCAACAGCATCGCCTGTATTGTCAGCATTGTTACCACCACCACTATTTTGGTTTTTACTTTCAGGTGCTTGGGGTATTTCAAAAGCAACTTGTCCTAATTCTTCAGATGTTAGTCTTGGATTATTTAATACTTGTTGGTATGTAAATAAATCTCTTGTTGGTATTGTATTAAATTTAATTCCTAACTCGTATAAGTCATATTTTAAACAACCAGCAAAAAATGAATCGATCATTGAATCTACTTGTTCTTTTTTTGCAACATTTTTAAGTTGTTTCTGAACAATTGTGTTCATCACTGCTGGATGATCCACAATCATTTTCCAACTAATACTACCACTTCTTGTTGTATTTTTATATGTATATATTGGCTCTGGTCTGCCTAAAAATGTAGTTTGGTTAAATGTTGGTTTTGAGTCATCATTAAATGTAAGACCATATGGTGGAAACCACATAATTCTTCCTCCATTTGGTCCTCTTTCACAAACAGGTAAATCATCATAAGTATAACCTGGTCTATCTGATGTTCTCCAAGCTAAATTCTCAATTGAGAACATGTATTTTTTAACTTTATTATCAATAATATTTGTTGATCCTGGATTTTTAAGTGGTGCAATATTTAAGTTATAGGTTTTATCAAAAACAGAATAACTAAACTTTCTACCTTCAGTTGTAATACCATCTGATTTTTGTAAATCACCATAAGTATAATAAGGTGTATCTTTTGTAAAAATTCTACAATATTCAATTCCAGCTTCAGTACCATCAGAATCATTTTTATATGATAAAACTTTTGAACCTTTTGTTAGTTCTTTATATCCATCGTTAAACACTTTTGATACTTGATTGATTGCATTACCTACATGTTTTAATCTAGTACCACCTTGTACGGTATCTGCAGCATCTATTAATCTTTGGGTGTCATCTAATATTGAACCTTCTTTAAATTTAATATCGGTAGATTGATATTTTTCATAATCAGGTTTAATTACATTATATTCTTTATCTAATGATTTTACAGCACCCCCAACACCTACTTTAAATCCAGCATTTGATTTGTACTTTGGGGATGTCCAAACAAACTGTCCGGCGATACCACCACCATCAGTAAGTGCTTTGCCAGCTAAACCATTTTGAATTTTATTTTGGTTACCTTCATATAATATTCCTAACTCTTGTGGTCCGTAAACAATAGTATTAATTTGTTTTCCTCCTGGTCCAACTGGTAATTGGTTTGCAGGTGAATCAATTTTAGAAGGTTCAGCTTCTGGACTACCAACATAGTAACCACCGGTATTTGGTTTGTCAGGATCTAAAATTCTATCTAATCCTGTTGTAATACTTTGAATTGGTCCTCTAGTATATTTTGGTCTATATTTGTTATAATCTAAAGATGAAAATAAAATTGATCTTTGACCATTACCCGTATTTTGTACAAAGGTTTCTGATGGATTTCTAAAATTATCTAAAACTGGACCTAACAATCCGCCAGTAAGTGGGTTAATAACATTTAACGCACTTTCTAATTTTGGTGCTTGTATGTTTACATCATTGAAATAATCACCGGGAATTAATGATGTTGGGAAATATGTTCCGGTTAATCTATTTGCTAAACTAACAGCGGCGCCTAATGGGTTTTCAGGTTCTGTAATTTTCCAATTTTTTTCAACAAAAGGTTCTTTTCCAGCTGCAACAAGTGCTGCAGATGCTGGATCTGTTAATGAATCTAGGTTAACACGACCTATTGTGTTTTGTGTTATCTCGGCAGCAATTCTTTCTTCAAATAAACTTTTAAGTCTACTTGCTCCAATTCTTGCTAAGTATGTATCTTGTGATAAAGGACCATTTGATCCAGTTGGGTTTTGATTAAAAATTAAATCGTAAGGTGAATATGAAGATGCAACAAATGATGATGGATCCCAATATGGTTGATATAATTTAGGACTTCCAACAACATCTGTAATTTCAACTAAATCACTATAACCACCTTCAGGTCCGTATACATTTTGAATATATGCAGCATCAATAAAAAATTCATTAATTAAATCCATTTGGGTGTCATTTGGACCATAAGGTCCTTTGTTTGACTCAACCGGATATGGAGCACCAGGAAGTGTGTATTTTCCTTGGAAACCACCTTCAGGTCCATATTCGTTTAATGGATATAAAGAATTTGCTAGATTGTTTGTTGAAATTAATGTATCTGGAGAATCTACAACACTTGTAACGGTCAGATTTGTTTCATAGTTTGTATTTCCACCGCCAGGTGAAAAAACTCCAGGTACAGTATATGGTGACAAGTTTCTTGCTATTAACTGATTTCTAAAGTTTGACGATGAAGAAAAAGATAAAGTACTCTCTGACATTTTTTTTTATTTGATAAATACTTTTAAGTTTATTTTGCCATGCCACTTCCTGACATTGATTTATCAATACCTTCAATAGCTTTATTCATTTTTGATGGATCTTTTGTAACTTCAGACCACCATTCATCATTCCATTTGAATACATTTTCTCTTGTTATCTGATCTGAAGTACCTTTAACATCAATATTTTGATTAACATTAAAACTATTTGTTTTACTCGTTTCAGTTTCTTTTGTTGTTGTTTTGTTTTGTAACTCATCTAAATATCCCAATAAAGTTTTTTCAATATCACTTTGTCCTGGTTTTACACCACCAACATCTTTATATTGTTCAAGGACAGCGGCACTCATTTTTTGTACAATTTGTTTTGTACCATCAACAAGTCCTGAACCTAAATCATTAGCAGTACCTATTATTTTATCTCCGGCATCACCTAAACTTCTTATAAGTGCCATTACATCGCCTTGGGCTAGAGCATTTACAGCTCCTTTTTCAACGTCACCTAAAGGACCACCTACGGCTTTTCTTACTTTTTCGGTTGTAATTTTTTCTGAAACTACACTACTAACAGATCGTCTCATTTCATTTACAGTGTTTGTCATTCTTTGTACAGCACCGGCTGAAGCGGCACCCATAGTTGCAGCTGTTGCGGTTCCTCCAATTTGTGCGGCAATTTCTTCTAATACTGTTAATTGTTCTCTGGCAATTTCTTCGGCTGTCTTATTTTGATCTGCTTGTTCTTCTTTTAATTTTTCTAATTGTTCGGCGGTTAAATCTTCAACAGCAACCTCGTCTGTTCCACCACCTTCATTTGCAATTGTTACCATAGCTCTGCCGTCTTTCATTTGAGCCATATTAGCAATTAACATTTTATCTTCTTCAGATGCTGCAAAACCTGGAAATCTGATCTGACTCATCTTCATATCTAAATCAGCACTCTTTATTGACATATTTGCTAATTCATCTGCTGTCATTCCCATTGATTTCGCAACTTCTCTTAATTGTAATTTTGCTCCAGGTAAAATTTCAAAACCTGAACCATCAGCTTTTAATCTTGTAAATTGTTGAGAAACTTTAACCATTTCATTTTGTAATGCCGCCGGGTCATTAAGTGCCATGTCCATAGCTGATAGTGGATCAAGTAATGCACTTGATTGAACACCTAATCTTTGTAATGCCGATGAAAATTCTATCGCACTTTCAGGATTCAAAAGGTCATCAGCTTTTCTAAATACGGCATCCATGTTAATCCCTAACATTTTAGATTGTGCAACCATTTTTGTTAATCCTTGAACACCTCCTTCAAAATTAAAAAGATTTAAATTTTTAAGATTTGTTACTAATTCATTAGTGACAGCTTTTACATTAACACCAACACTTTTTGCGTAATTTGCGGCTTTTGCCATTTCATCTCCAACGTCGGCCAAATTAATCCCGACACCTTTAAAGTTATTAGCTAAAACTCCGGCTTCTTGTCCAGAAAATTTTGATGCTGACCCAATTTCAACTATTGTTTCTTTTGTTAATGTAGTATTGACACCCAATGTTTTTGGAATGTCCTGCATTATTTCTAGTGTTTTATTTTGGTCAAACCCTAATTTTTGCATTTCAGGAACTGTATCGGCAATCATAGATCTGAACTCTTCAGCTCTTGCTCGTCCGATACCCATACTATTTCCAAGTCCTTGGGCTCCTTTAATTAATTCATCTACAGCACCACTAATTGTTTCTGGATTAAAAGCTGATTCTAACTTTTTTTTTGCTTCTATTAAATCAACAAATGGTCCTGCACCAGTAAAACCAGCACCGGTTGTTGTGGTATTAACTGGTTTTTTGTAATCTTCATCATTACCATTATTTTTACTTCCATCAATAACACCTTTATTGTAAGCTTCTTCAATTGCTTTTCTTTGTTCTGGCGATAAGTCTTTTATTGAAGTTACAGTTTTTCCAATAATTTTTTTTGCTAAACCTAATATTATTGCATCAGTAATACCCATTTTTGTTTTTAAGATAAATATTTAGGGTTGGATTTTATTTTGGGTTAAATCCTCTATGAGTTTATTAATTAAATATTTTCTTACATATGTTGGAATACGTAAAAACTCACTGTACTGCATACGGAGGTATTTAGCTAAATAAAAAAATTCTTCGTTTAAAAAAGGAATATAATTAGAAGAAAGGCCGAAAAAATTCCACCCCAAAGGCGATTGTAACATCTACCTTTTCTCCAGACGGGGCTATAACTGAACGATTTAAGTCAAGTCTTGGTTCGTTTTCTTTCATAAATTTTCTTATGAATTTTGAATCCCCTATTGGCATGTTCTGACAAAACAATGCAATTTCTCCTTGATCGGTATTACCATCAACCTCAACAATCATTTTACTTAATCTTGTTGTTACAATTGGTGCTGCATAACCTTTTGGGTATTTGTCAACAATATTGTCTATTGCAATCGTATCCATTAAACTTAAAATTCTTAACTTAACATTTGAACCTGACATTGGAAGTTTTACAGAATAGAATCCATCTTCATTTGGTTCAACTTTTGATTTATTAATATTTAACTCGTCCAACATTATTGAGGTTTCAAATGATTGTTTTGTTTTTGGATCTGTTGTCACCACATTATATTCGGGACCAAAAGATGTGTTTCTTAAAAATAATAGAATTGCCTCAACATCACCTTCCAAAAGTTCTTCAGGTCTAATATCCGGTTCATAAATTTTACTTCTTAGAAGTGGAATAACAATCGCTTCATTAATTGACTTTCTTCCATCCATGTTGGCTAATATATTTTCATCACTTGCTGTTAAGTAACCAACTTTAATTGATTTCTTTTTTGACTTATAGAAAATACCACCAGACGGTAAAGGAACTATATCGTGTGGTAATGTGAAATTTTGTTGTCCGTAATTTATTAAATCTTGATCCATAATTTTATTTTTATTATAATGATATTTTATTTATTTTTTTTGTAAACTTAATTTTGATTTCAAATCTGAAATAACCCACTCTGGTCTTTCATTAATATCTTTTTCCCAATATCTTAAAATAGTTATGTTGTGGTTTTGACACCAAGTATTTTTACGTTTATCATTTATTTTATTCTTTTTTTGTATTTCATATTTTGGTATCTTGTATTTTGTTTCTGGATTACAATGATAAAAATCACCATCAACTTCAATTATTATTTGTTTTTGTGGAATATAAAAATCAAAAAATGTTTTAATTTCTGTTATTAAATGATTATGTATAAAATCAATATCTTTTTTTAAACCAATGTTTTCTAAAATATTTGTAAATATTATTTCAAGTTTTGATGTTTTGACTTTTGAATTTTTCCTCATCCATTCTAATTTTATTTTAGATTGGTTAACCCTTAATTTTGGATTATCAATATATCTTTTTTTCTGAGTTTCAGATAGTTTTCTTTTACTTTCTTCTGTTTTTGGAACACCTTTTAATTTTTCAGAAATTTTTTTAGATCTTTCTTTATTGTTTTTAATTTTAATTTTAATATTTTCAATTTTTACAATAGTTTCTGGTGTTTTGTTTTCCCACCACCCTTTATATTTTCCTTCTTTCCAATTTTTCTTTTGTGTCTCAATCGCTTTCTTATGAGTGTCTGGGTTTTTATGAAAATTATTATTACCTTTAACTCTATTATGGTGTGATTGTATAAATCTTGAAAATCCTTTTGTTACTGTTATAAATGGTGGTTTTTTACCACAACCACATTCACATTTAGGTATTATATTATTTAATACATGTTTAATATAAACATCTTCAGCCGATATATTATGTTTTTGAATTGAGTGTGCTCTAATACTATTTATCGTATTAAATTCATTATCACATATATTACAAATAAAAATTCCCATACATATAAATATATGGGAATATAACAAAGTTTGTTTTGGATAGGTATCTTTTAGTAAAAAACTAATACACTAATATACATCTATCCATTACAATTGTTGAAGTAATTGTTGCAATCTCATCACCACCATATTTTAGTGACCCACCATCGTAACCTTTTAACCAAGCTCCCTCTAAAATCCATTTCTCAACAACAACTCCGGTTGGGTCTAACATTTCAAGATCAACATTTTTCTTGTAACCAGCAGCATAACCCATACGTCCTGTAACGGACTCAGCACAAGTTCTAATCCACTCCATAACAGCTTGAGTTGCTGAAGGACCGATTGGATCTCTAAAAGTCACGGCAAGTTCACCCCAAGTAAAGTTACCAGCAACATAAGTTTCGGTATTTAAGAAAGGAATCTTAACTGAATTTATTGATAATTTAGGTCTTGACGTACTTTCAACGTACCACTCATTGATTCCCAATGATGAAGGAAATCTTAAAATCCATCTATTGTTACGTTTTGGCTCGTAAGGAATAGGCATTTTCATTAACAAATCAGCCATAATTTTATTTTTTTTAAATTTTTATTTTATTTTGTTTTATTATAAATATAGGTTGGATAAAAAATTTTCTCTTTACTTTCGTTTTTTATCAAATATTCTTCTATTATATAATAACTTAATATATTAAATTAATATAATCTTTTTTTACCTCCTGCTGTTAAATAAGTTTTTAATATATTATCATCTTTTTTATCAAAATGTTTTTTCATACTTTCTATATTTCTTACATCATCATCTGAAAATCCAATAAAAGGTGTAAAATAATTTCCTATTTTATTTTTCATAAATGCTTTTTTCTGTAGCTTGTGTGATGTTCTTTTAACGTATCTTATAAACTCTTCCATCGCATCAATTTTTCCTTGTTCAGGATTTGTAGCGGAACCAGCACCATATGACACCGGATGAAATCTACACATATCTAAATAAGCTTTAATAAGTTCATCGTTAGACATATCGTCTTCATCTGCAATCTCTCTATATTTTTTTAAGTTTTTTACTAATTCTGACGAATCAAGTCCATGTTTATTAGATTTAATAAGTTTATAAACAGATTCTTTTAATATTGAGGGTGTGTGCCCTCTTGCGGTTACGATTGCAAAAATTGACCCTTTATTAATTGCTTCTATAAAGTCATCCCACGCCGGACCTATTGGCGCTTTCATTGAGTCCTCTAAAAATTTTTTGTCTCCAGTAACACTAAAATCTCTAAAAGGTTCTTTATCAAAATCTACGATTGTATGTCCCTCATATTTAAAGTCTTTCTTTCCAATATCGGTTCTATGTTCCGCAAAATCTTCAGTTGACATACCAACACTTTTTCCGTTCTTATCTTTTAGATAAATTTTTGTTGGCATAAACATAAGATTATCATCCCAATCAAAAGCATAGTATTTCATTACAGGTGAATTCTGATCATCTATAATTTCATTAATTAATCTTCTAACTATTTTTTTGTAATTCATATTAATAAATATTACGTTAAATAAAAAATGGGGATCAGTGACCCCCATTTTCTTATTTTTTTAAATTTATCATACATCTTCAAACGAAGCTCCGGTTGGAGTAATATAGAATGTAATGTCAATAAATTCAAGAGACCTTGTTGGTTTGATATAAATCTTACCTGTCAATTGGTTTCTATCTAAATCTTCAGTGTCACTTGAAACTGTAACTCTAAAGTCATATAAACCTCTATCTCTTCTGATTGCATCTAAAATTGGATTAACTGCGTTTAAGAAATCTTGTCTTACTTGTTCATCGTTTTGATCAAATAATAATCTTACAGATACAGCAGAAATTAATTTACGAGCTTGTAGTAATAATCTTCTTACATTGATTCTATCAAGAGCAGATTCTCTTACTTGTAGAGTTTTGTTACCCCAGATTACAGTACCTACATCGGCAAACGTAGCAATTGGGTTAAGTCTACCAACATAAAGTACGTCTCTGTCTTCTTGTGTTAACTTCTTACGTGCTTTAATTGAGTTTACAATACCACGAGTATAACCTGCTGCCGCAAACCAAGGGAACGCAATATTATCAGTAAGTGCCAAGTTTCTTGTAACCTCAGCTGTTGCAGGGATATAGATTTGTGTATTATTTACACTATCTCTTGTTAATACCCATGGATAATATGTTGCCGTGTAGTTAGAATCGATTCCTCTTTCCTCTAAACTATCAACCGCTTCTTGAGGATAAATTAAATTATCACCTTCAGTTGTTGATGCAACAAACATATTGTAGTCAGGAGTTGTTGTAATATACAATGAGTCAGCTCTTTCGTTTTCAATCATGTCAATTGTTGCCTCAACTAAATCACCATTGTTTACATAATCAATTCCTGGAGATACAAATACATTGATGTTAACAGCTTCTGGGTTTGCAAATGTTCTAATACCAAGTAAGTATGCGTAATAGTCAGTGTTTGCGTAATCAACATTTCCATCACCAATTGTGATTTGTTTGAATGCACCCCAACCTTTAGCATCTGGGTATCTATCAGAAACACAAGCACCATTTAAGAATCCTTGACGACCTAATACATATCTGTCACCATTTGTTCTATATTCTCTATATATATCCCATCCGTCAAATCCACCATTAACAAGCATTGTGAATTTTCTTGAGAATAGTCTATAATATGGACTATTAATATTTGTTGGTTCAGAAGAGAAAGAAGCTGCACCTACATAATATTTTGGTGTTCCACTTGTTGCAAACCCACTAGAAATTGTAATACCACTAGCAAATTGGTCCATATGGAATCCTCTTGTTCTGTAAGCCCACTCACCACCTTCTAAATCACAAGTTGTAATTGGATTTCTTTTTCCTTTATATTCAAAGAAACTTGTATCAAATCCGATATTGTTTGAGAATCCAAGATAAGTTCTTCTGATATTGTCGCCAGAAGATCTGATCGCATCATCACCACCTGATGATAAACCAAATGGTGGGTTATAAATCACTTCACCTGGGAAATCATATTTAGTTTTATAAACTGGGAATGGTGATCTAGCTCCAGCGTATTCTCTGAAAGTATAACCCTCAAAACCACAAGGAATTGAATCAACTGGTGCATCCTCATTTATCTCAACCATTATGTATTTTGAGTTTAACTCATATTCACCATCTAATGTTCCGATCTTTTTAGCAACAAAGTTGTTTTGTGAAGGATCCATAGAACAGTTTGTAAATTTCTCAAGAACAACTGGATTAGAATCAACATCAAAATAATCTCTAACTAATATATCAAATGTTCTATTAGCAAAAGACAAATTAATAAATGAAATTTTTACTTCAGAGTTTGCATTATTACCATCAGATATTGTATAGAATTTGAAAAGGTTAAATGTTTTTGTTCCTCTTAATTCTGAAACAACCCATGGTGAACTTGGAGATTGGTATTTATCTAAATACCACCCAATAGATTGTGGACTTTCACTTTGTGCTGAATCTAAACTAATTAAGTCAGAACTTAAACCTCTAATGAAACCTTTTCTCCAACCGTAATTTAAAAGAGCTTGGAATCTTTCCTCTAAGAATAATGGTGTAGATTGTCTTGGTTTACCAAAGTTAGTTCCACCAAATACTTTCGCAACATATTGTGAATCAGATTGTGCAAATGAAGTCTCAAATATAAAGTTTGTTCCAGAATCATTTGTTACATTAATAGCAAATGGTAAATATGGGTTTTTAAGAACACCAACATATTGTCCAGTCATATTTAAATTAACATTTGAAATGTTAGATACTTCATAAACAGGGTTATTTCCATCTGAATAAGTTGCGATACCTCTTGATCTTAATGTCCCAACAACTAAATCATCATAATCAGTAAATGGTGTTCCACTGTAGTAATACACTTTAACTCTAACTGTTCCAGAAAAACAATCAACATTAACCGGAGTTGGTGTTGGTGTTGGAGAAACAAATGGTGTCGGTGTAATACAAGGATTTATCGGAGATGCTGATGGTGTTGGGGTTGGTGTCAATGTTGTAGATGTTGTTGTAACAGGCACAATCATTTCTAAATCCTCAACATATGTAAAGAATGAGAATCCTGAATATGAACCACCACCAATATTATCAAATAATGAGTAATACCAAGCATCGTTGAAAGGTGATGTATAGTCTGTTAAATCACTTGAAACAGAAGGCACATCAAATACATTTGTTTCAGCAGAAAATACTGTTGATAATGTATCATAATCTTCTCCCCAAATTGACCCAAAATAACTAATTGTACTATCTTTTGTAGTAAAAGGATCAACACTTGTGATTACATCACTAATTAAACTCTTAATATCATTATCAAGGGTATCAACTGTTCCGTCAAAACTTTCATACTGTTCATCAAGGATACTTTCAATCTCACTTGAAAAACTTGTTTCAAATGTAATTGTGTCAGTACCGCTTGTACATCCAGTAAATGTTACGGTATAAGTGATAGCACTTGGGATAACACAAATTGTGTCACACACATTAGTTGGATCTGTTACCGCACTGAAACAAACGAAATCAACAGTTGTTGGATCCACATTTGCTTTTGTAACAATTGACCAAGATGGTCCAGCGTCATAACCAGATAATCCAAGGATTCTTGTTACAAATAATTGATTTGATTGTTGTAAATAAGCTTTTGCTATATATGAAGCTTCATACTTAGGGATTTGTGTATTGATAAATTTTTCAGGAGATGTTCCGCCAAAGTAGGTTTGATACTCGTCGTAATTTCTTACGAAGATAGGTTCAAATGCTGGGCCTTTTATAGTTTCCCCCGCAATACCTAGAGTTGTAACACCAACACTTTGTGCTACAAAACTTAAATCCACTTCAGAAGTATAGACACCAGGTGATACAAATACTTTACTGTTAGTTGCCATAGGTTTTAATTTTTAAATTTTTAATTTTATTTTTTATTATAAATATTCTTATTTATCCCAAAAACTTTACTTAATTAAAACTATTTATATCTTGGTATGATTTTTTTCTACCTTTTTTCTACCCATGGATAAAGAACCTAAAAAGATAAAAAATTTAAAGATCTCTGTTGAGTCTCATGATATCTTAAAAAAGTATTGTGATAAACGAGGTATAAAGATGTATAGGTTTTTGGAAAACCTAATAATAGAAAAGTGTAAAGAAAAAAAGGATATATACGGTGAGAATTAAATTAATTCTTGATTGAATATTATATCTGACTCTTTTGTGTTATCATCTTTTGTCACTACAAGTCTTAACTCGTCACCGGTATTAATTTGTATTTCTGTAACACTAGTTCCATAAAAATCATTGTTTATAAAAACTTGGAATGAATCTACGTTTTTATTTTCAGATAATTTTAAATTAACAGTATAATCAAAATTTTGAACACTAACTAAGTTACCAACTGGAAACATTGGCATATAAGTTGATGTTATTTGTGGTTCAGGTTTTTTTGGTTTTTTCTTTTTAATCTGGGTTTCTGTTTCGTAAATCTGAAAAGTCCTTGTTATTGCCGGCTTTATTTCAAATTCATCTTCATCAATTAAAAAACCTTGTAGTGTCATTTCATATTTTTGTAAATAAACTTTTCTTTTTTCAAGATCAAGTACGGACTCATCGGATATACTTCCTCTAATAATTGGAATATAATGTCCTTTGATAACTTGATATGCTTGTTTTGATGAAAACTTTGTAATTACAGTTTGATTAAATCTATTTAATTCTCGCATTCTATTACATACAATAACCACAGTGTATTTTATATCAACCGGTACTGGTTGTGGAATTTTATAGATATCCATTCCATGTCTTTGTCCGTCCCAAGTTGGAACTTTAGCATAAAAATATTGTCTTCTATTTGGGATTGTGTATGTAGTAATTGACGGGTTATTACCATACTCAACTTCTGGAGATCTTACAACTGCAATAAAAGGGGGTTCTACATTTTTATCAATGTTTTGGAAATCCCAAGTTTCAGTAAATTGTGACCAATTTTGTGTTGTAATCAAAATATCAACCATAGGTATTGTTTTTCCCTCAACAACACATTTTAATTCATCACGAACAAAATCTAAAAAACCCCTATCTAAATCTGGATGTAATAAAGATTTAGGAAGATATGTTCCATCTTGTGAAATCATATCAGCAATCTCATTTCTTCTTGGAAGAAGTATTTTCTTCTCAATTAAACTAATATCTTTTTTTATTTTCTTTGGTAGTGGCATTTTTATAATCCTCTAAATTCATTAGGTCCAACTGGCGCTGCAATTATTGTTCTATAAAATGGACGATAACCTTTATATGTATGTTTTATATCTGAAGTCACACGACCATCATTTACAACTGTGTAATATCTTACAAAACTTTCTGTATCATAATATCCAACATAATCACCAAACTGAATATCAATTTCTAAATCTTCTAAAGTTTTTAAATAAACCGACATTGTGATATTACCAGGTTCAACTTGATCCATTTTAGTAGAACCAAGAAATTTATTTTCAGGAGTTGCAATTGCAACATAAGCGTTAAACTCAACCGGTGGTAAAAACTTTATACCGTCTGATACTGTTTCACCATATACATCATCTGTTTTAGTTTTCATTCTATCAACTCTATAGAGAACACAAGTATAGTTCATGTCACCAATTAACCACTCTTGACCCATTTCAATCTCTAACCTAAAGTCATTATCGCCAAAAAATTTACCAAGTCTTGTTATAGGAACTTTATTATCCATATGATGTTTTATTGATAAATATTGTTTTTATTATTATTTTTATGTATAGTACATAATTTTGGAAATCACAAAACAAATAATAGAACTAAAAGCAATGGATTTGTTAGACTCATATAGTGGGGCTAACAATTACATTATTTATATGAAAACTAAAAAGGAAACTAATAAGAAGTTTTACCCAACAAGATCACAAGCTGAATACATAACAACATATTTTGACACAAAACCAAAGGTTGCTCGTAAATGGGTTGAGTTAGATAATTACTTCGCAAAAAAGTTTGCAGAAGAACGGTATCTACTTGAAACACCGGAAAAAATATATATTGAAAAGTTACTTGTTGAGAAAGATAAATCGTATCATGTGTGGGGTAAATTTTTTGAAAAGGATAATTTGTCGGAGTTTTGGGTTCCTAAATCATCTTTAATTAAATCACAAACGGTAGATGATGTTAATATTGATTATTCCAAATACGATCATAGACCACCATTATCACATCAAAAAGAAGCAATTGAAAAACTTGTTGGTTCTAGAAGATTTATTTTGGCTGACGATATGGGATTAGGTAAGACTACCTCAACAATTATTGCCGCTTTAGAAACGGGAGCAAAAAAGATTTTAATTATTTGTCCGGCATCACTTAAAATAAATTGGGAAAGAGAAATTGCAAATTATTCAGATAGATCTTGCTATATTGCAGAAGGTAAAAAATTTTCAACTGAATCTGATTTTGTTATTGTAAATTACGATATATTAAAAAACTTTCACGACCCAAAAGATAAGGAAAATTCATTATTGACTCAATCAAATTTTGAGTTGGTTATTTTAGATGAAGCTCATATGGTATCAAATACTCAAGCTCAAAGAACAAAAATTATTAACAATTTTGTGAAAGATATAAAAAGAGTTTGGTTATTAACTGGAACACCAATGACATCCAGACCAATGAACTATTATAATCTATTATCAATAATTGAAAGTCCGGTTGCCCAAAATTGGATGGCTTATGCTATTCGTTATTGTCAAGGATTTCAGTTCAGAGCCGGTAATAGAAAAATATGGAATGTTACTGGAGCTTCTAACCTTGAGGAGTTAAGAGATAGAACATCAAAACAAATTTTAAGAAGATTAAAAGAACAAGTTTTAGATTTACCAGAAAAAATTATAACGCCAGTTTACTTAAGAACCTCATCAAAAGAATATAAAGATTTGATGGGTGAATATTATGATTGGCTGGAAAATAAAAAAGAAGAATCTTCATCTCTTACAATCCAGTTTTCAAAAATTATGAAAGTAAGAAAAGTAATTGCAAATGAAAAAGTAAAAGAAACTATTGAGTTTGTTCAAAACATTATTGATCAAGGAAAAAAGGTTATTATTTTCACAAACTTTACTGACACTTTACAACTAATACATAATCATTTTGGAAAAGAATCAGTATATCTTGATGGTAGTTGTAATAAAGTTCAGAGACAATATGCTGTTGATCAATTTCAGGAAAATGAAAAAGTTAAAGTATTTGTTGGGAATTTAAAAGCCGCTGGTGTTGGACTTACTTTAACGGCAGCAGAAGTTGTAATTATGAATGACTTATCATTTGTTCCGGCAGAACATGCTCAAGCTGAAGACAGGGCTTACCGTTATGGACAAAAAAACAATGTACTTGTTTATTACCCAATTTTTGAAAACACAATTGAGGGTGTTATTTATGATATCCTAAATAAAAAGAAAAAAATTATTGGAACCGTAATGGGTGATGAGGTACAAGACTCTGGTGATGTTGTTGAGGAAATCTTAAAGTTAATCAATAAAAGACCTTAATTTCTTTTGTTTTTTATAGTATTTATCTATAATGAAAGTTACTGTAAAACATATTGATTCTGGTCTTTCGTCGGAAGACAAGAAAATGTATAATGATTTTATTAAATTTATAAATTCTAAATACCCAGTTGGGAATCCTTTAACTATTTTATTTCTTGGTAAAAAAAGTGGTGTAATGTCAACAGGATCACAAAACATGAATGGCGAAATAAGAGTTTTATCTAGAAATAGACTAAATAGGGATATAATGAGAACTCTTGCCCATGAGTGGGTTCACGCACATCAGAGATTAGTTTTGGGTAGAGAAAGAGGTCCGGACATTGGAGGTCAAAACGAAGATGAGGCAAATGCTTTTGCTGGTAGATTAATTAAAATGTTTGAAAATGAGTACCCAAATTATAATGGTTTAGTTTTTGAATCAACAACAAAATTAATAAAAAATGTTCAGTTATTAAATGAACAAATTTTATTAACAGAAAAAGAAGAAATTAAAAACAATTTTCTTCTTGAGATGAAAAAAATTGGTATTGAAAAACTACCTTACTCATATTCAGCAATGAAACAGTTTGTTGATCCAGAAACAATGGATATTCACTATAACAAACATTACAAGGGTTATGTAAAAAAATTAAACGATGCTTTATCAAAGAAAAATTACAAAGACCTAGAATTAGAAGATATTATTAAATCAATAAGTAAGTTTGACGAAAAGGTAAGAAATAATGCAGGTGGTGCATTTAACCACGCATTATTTTGGAAAATGTTGTCCCCAAAAAAACAAAGACCTTCCGGTGAAGTTTATGAAAAAATAAAAAAACAATACGGAAATATAAAAAATCTTAAGGACGAATTTAATCAAGTTGCTCTTGATAGGTTTGGTTCTGGGTGGGCTTGGTTGGTTTTAACAAAAAAAGGTAATTTAAAAATAATGTCTACACCAAACCAGGACAACCCACTTATGAATATTATTAAAGATGGTGGTTATCCATTATTAGGTCTTGATGTTTGGGAACACGCTTATTATTTAAGATATAGAAATAAAAGAGATGAATATGTTAAAAATTTTTGGAACCATATAAATTGGGAATTTGTAAATGAGTTATATCTTTTAAAAAATAAAAAAATTGTTAAAGAATCTTACATTAGAGTTCTTTTAGAAAATGAAGAAACAGGTCAAGACATTAAAAAATTAATGAATCGTGAGTTACAAAAAATTAGGTTAATTCCTCTAGATGCAGAGGCTGCAGAATCTGCTATTAACAATATTATTACAGCTGAAATAGAAAGAGGTTCTTTAATCTTCAATAGAAAAATTGAGGGACTTATGACTTTAAATTTAACTAATGTTTCAGAAAGATCAAAATTTAGATTTGAAAACTATTTTCAAAGATTTGTTAAAAGTAGGACTAGAGGTTTTGATTTTGAAGCGTTAATTTCTGGTTTATTAGGTGGTCAACTAGCAACAAATTTAAATTCACCTTATGATGTCTTTACTGTTGATGGGGATAAAATATCTTGTAAAATTATTAGAAATACGGGTGAAAAAATAAATTTAAAAAGTATTAAAAAATCTGTTAATAGTTATATTATGAACTATAATGGCAGTCCTGAAAATAAAGAAGAATTAATTAATTTATCACAATTTCCAAATTTTTTAGAACTTATTCTTAAACACAAGAATCAAGATATTAGAAACTGCGCTGAGGATATTCTAACTAAGTTATTAGAAGAGGTTACAGGAATGTTAATTGGTATACCATCTGGTAGTGAAAATAAAATTAACTTATATTATTTTGACAAAAACAAGTTGATACAACTTGCAAAAATACCTGAATTGTTAACAGCACCAAAAACTAAAGGGTCACAAACAATAACATTTTCATCAAAAATTTTAAATTACAAACCAACTATGACTGGTGGCATACAATTTCCAGTTCTATCACAAGATGACTATGTTACTTTTTTAAGTAGTACTCCAGAAACAATAAAAATAGTTGATCTAATGAATTCATTTGGTGGGAAGTATGGTGTTAATAGATTAGGTGATAATATCCCACAAGATATTATAAGACTACTATCAAAAAACGAAAGATTCAAAATAGACCTTAGTAGAATAGTAGGTGTAAAATAATTTATTGTGATATTTATATAAAAAAATCACTATGTCAATTATTAATGAACCGGAAAGATCCAACCTTTACAGAAAAATTAGACATTTACTTGGTGCACCATTAAGGAGTGTTGAATTAGAAGATGAACAAATGGACACTCTTTTAGAGTTTTCTATTGATGAATATTCTCAATATGTTCAGGATTGGTTAATTGAGTCTCAATGGACTAACCTATATAATTTGAATTTAGATACACAATCTTTGTCTAAAGCTTTTACAACTAGGAGTTTGGATTATGAAACAAGATATACTTATGCGTATTCAAAAATTGTCGGTTTACAGGCTGGTGGTGATTACGTTCTAAAGAAAGATTATATTCAATTACAAAAAGGACAACAGATCTATGAAATTCCAGCAAACAGAGAAATAAATGAATTGTTGTGGTTTACACCACCAACAATGAATAATCTTTTATTTGATCCTTGGTCGTTTGGTGGTATTGGTGGTGGAGGTCTTGGTGGTGTCGGTGGATACGCACAAATGGGTAACATGGCCGGTAGTTATTTTTTAACACCAGCTTTTGATAGTTTATTGAGAATGCAAGAAATAAACATACAAAAAAGAATTATTCTAGGTGATTTAACATACAGAATTACAGCATTACCAGACGGAAAAAAAGCAATTCACTTAATGAATACACCAGGTGGTAAATTTGATTTTGGTAATACCGCTTTAACAAAAGGAAGAGTTTGGTATTGGTATTATGATGTTGGTCCGGAAGATAGAGATAAATGTTTAAAAGATAATCCAGATATTATTAAATTACCTTCTGATGTTCCTTTTGATAAAATAAGTTGGCAAGATTTAAACAATCCTGCACAAGTTTGGGTTAGAAGATGGTTTATCGCATATTGTAAAGAAGTGCTTTCTAAAGTTCGTGGTAAATTTAGTGGTAATTTAAAGACACCAGATGGTGATCTTACTATGGAATGGCAATCTTTAGCGACAGAAGGAAAAGATGAAAAAGCAAAACTAATTGAAGAACTTATTGGTGCTGAAGGAAGACTTACTAGATTGAAACCAGAAAAAGTTATGGAGAGGGAAGCTCTTATTGCTGAAAATTTAAATAAAGGTTTAAAGTTCCGAGCAATGCCAAGACAAATATATGTAATATGATTAATAGAATTAACACAACAGAAAGAAAAAACGTGGTTAGGTATCAGACACAAACTGTGGTTGAACCAAAAGTTGTTATTGAAACAATTAAAGATTTATCAAGAGTTGTGTCAACACCAAATTATCTAACCGATGAAGAAACAATATTAATTATAAAAGATGTTGATGAGTGTGAAGTAACTTTAAATTCACAAAAAAGTAGTAGAGTTGTTGTTAAATCTCTAACAACTGTTGTTGTTAAATCTGATGTTGGTAAGATAGATGAAGATTGGGATGAGCTCCTTTTAGAAAAAGGAGCCTGTGTTCAATTCCAATTCGTAGAAGGAAATTGGTATATAACATCTAGTGATGGTTTAAAACTTGGTTAAATATATTCTTCCCACCCCTCTTCAGCTAATTCGTAAATATATTGTGGGTTTATACCAACATTTCCCCAAAATTCAACTTCACCTTTTTCCATATCAATAAGATCCTTTTGGATGTCGTCCTGATCTTTTTCCTCAAAAGGAACTCCATTAATTAATTCACACTGGTCTTTTGTAAAGAATGGTCTTTCTTCTGGATTCTTAACTAAAAGTCCATCTCTTACTTCTTCTTTAAAAACAACAAGTAATGGTTCTACTCTTTTATTAAATGTTGCAATTGCCCTTTGAATATTATACTCACCAGTAAGTCCTGGGTTACTTTCCAATTCTTGGGGGTTAATTCTATAACAGTTAAGTTGTATTACAGAATCTGTGCTAGCAAGTCTATATGCTAAATCTGTTGGTATTCCGGTATTAGCTTCCTTGTTTTTAGCGTCACTACGAACCCAGTTATTGTCTGACCAAGATTTTTCCCAACCATTGTTAAGTAGGAATTGTTCTTTATTTTTATAATCCGATTTTTCATTGTTTGAAAAAAATAAACTTATCTGTTCCTCACTCCATCCCTTCTTTGGTTGATTAACTTTCTGAACATCACCGTGTGAAGCCTTTGTTCCGTTGTTTACATAATAAATTACATCACCAAGATTAACATTAAGACCTTCATTTATTGCAAGTTCCATATGGGCTTGTCTCGACATTAAAGCACCGGCCTTTGTTTTAGTTTTACTTCTTTTGATGTAGTCATCAATTGATTGTTTAATTTTTGCCTTACTTGCAATATCCATTAAAGGAATTTTTTGGTCAAATATTTTTTGTAAGTATTCATAGTACCATTCAACAAACCCTTGACCATTACCATTAAGTAATAGTTTAACTCCTTTATCTAAAAACAACTCAATATACTTTGGCATCTTTTTAGATTTAATTGTGTTTCCTGTTAGTTTTACTTTACCATTATGTTCTAATGTTGCGTAGTTTTTACGAGCTAAGTTAATACAAGAATCCCAAGTTCCGTCACAATCAAGACCCATTGTACCACGCATGAACCGGTCGTTAAATTCGGCCACATCAGCGTCATACCCCGTATATTCTTTTCCTTCTTTAACTAACCAATTTAATCCACGACCAATGTATTTTCTATTCTCAACTCCACCATCTGGTAAAGAAAAGTTCATACCGTCCGTATCACATACAAGTGGAGTGTATCCTCTTTTCATAAAGAATTTTAACATCTGTCTTAAATACTGTCTACCAGTACAAGTAATTTGTTCTCCCATATCCATATCACCCCAAGGAAATACCTGTGGAGCGGAAAGAGCACCAAACAATGAGTTAATAAAAATCTTAATTGGTAACTGTTTTGTATCATAAGATTTGGCCTTCTTTTTATCAATTGATTTATATTCTGATGCTAAGTTCTTATACATAATACGAGTATCCCTAAAATATGATAACAACCCTTTCATTACACCAGTAATATCTGATTCTGGGAATACATCGTGTGTTAATTGAATAGATGGGTATAGGGAAGAGTAGTCAAGTTTTAATACATCTTTTGAGTATCCTGTTTTAAGTAATCGTGACAATCCACCAACAAAGTTTCTTTTTTCTTTTTTTGCTGGAACTGCAAGTCCATTCTTATACGACCAGGCAAGCATTACAAGCTTCCAGATTGTGGCCGTACCCATTGTTGATACTCTTTCATATGTTGTTGGAAGAAGTGATGCCAGAAGGAAAGAACCTTGGTTAAATTCTTCATCAACAAGTAACGTTTCTTCTAAGTCATCGTCCAAATATCTTTCAACAATATCATCACCAGTTGTTTGAATGTATATGTCAGTTCTTCTTGAACACACCTCATCTATCTTCTCATCTACACCAACCTTTTTATATTTTCCGTTTTCTATGTTTAACCAGTATAAGTTTTTTTCTTTGTATAAAGAACCAATTTTATCGTGGTCTATGTACACTCGGTCAGCGGCTTCACCATCAATAAATTTTGTAATGTATTTAAGACCTGCTTCTTTTATTGAGGAGTTGATGGCTTGAGCTCTACGAACTGAATGGATAATGTCAATAATGTTATAACCCCACATTTGAGTTTGGGTAAATTTCTCAACCTCATTACCAAGTTTTAACATTGAATCTTTTTGTGTTATTGACCTTTCACCATGAAGTGACTTTGCAATTTTTTTAATATCAAGATTTAACATCTTACATCTTTCGTAAATCCAATACCAGTCAAAGTTTGCTGAGTTATAACCAGAAATGATTGATGGCTTTATCTCGTCTATAATTTTAAAGAACTCAACAAGACCTCTTCGTTCTTCGTCTTCATTTGAACACTCAATTACTTTTCTGTAACCTTTATTTGTTTTAATTCCAATCATAAATATACGACCATCCCTTGGTTCCAAAGAGGTCGTCTCAAGGTCAAATACAAGTCTTGTAATATCATTGTAATCTTCAAATCCTTTAAACAATCTTTTTTCTTTTGAAACTAAGAATTGTTCTGTCGGTGTTAACATTAAAAACTTGTCTTTTGCTTTTTCACCCCAAGGATCTATACCGCCGTCTCTAAAAAATTGTGATAACGCTCTATACCCTTTAAGTGATTTAACAAGGAATGTTAAACCTTTTTCTAATTGTTCATTTCCATCTGTTCTTAATTTTTCAATAACAATTCCATATTTGGACATTGCTTCTTTTTGTAAAGCTTTTGAACCTTGATAAAAGTTAAGACCACGTAAGTCACCAACCCACGCAAATGCTATTAAACTATCTCTAACGATTGATTTTCCCTTTCCGGGTACTTCTTTGATTTTATAAATGTGGTCTTTTTGATAATCAAATTCTATTGCCACAATGTGTTCTTCAGGGTCGTTTCCTTCTAGAAACGATTTAATTTCTTCTGCTGTAATCATAATATATTTTTTGAGTGGTTCATTTGCTGTCGTGTAAAACGACATTTACCTTACCTAAATAAATATATTGATTTACCTAACTAATGTCAAATAAAAAACCCCAACTTTTAATTGGGGTGGGTTTAATTTTTTAATTTAACAATAAAGCGTGTAATTCTTGCTCAGTCCAAACTTCTTTAAATTCAACCTCTTTAAGAACTGGCCCATTTTCAGTTCTGAATCTAATTCCTCTTGGTACTTGTCTAATCGCTTTTACTTTGTGATCACCAATTGTAATTGGTTCTTCATACTTAAATAATAATTTGATTTCCATTTTTTTTGTTTTATTTTTATTTATTACGCTATATTTAATACTCCTCCGTTACTCCATACAGTTCCTGGTGCAAGACCAGCTGAGCTTGTTGGTATGTTACTAAAGTGTAGACAGTTTACGTGAGTTGTATTTGCTGCGGTACTAAAAATTCCGCTACCAACAATAAATGAACAATCGTGCTGTGCTGTATTACATCGACCTCCAAGTATTGCCGAACAACCATTTATTGATGTGTTATAAATACCACCACTTATTGTTGAACTACACCCAATTGATTTGTTTCCATATCCACCACTTATGGTTGAACAATCTCCACTTGATGTGTTTAGTCGTCCACCACCTACGGTTGAAAAACCCTCAATTGATTTGTTTCCATATCCACCACTTATGGTTGAATAAGTTGCGCTTGATGTGTTATTTCGTCCTCCACTTACAGTTGAGGAAATACAACTTGATGTGTTAGATCGTCCGCCACTTATTGTTGAATAATATCCACTTGATGTGTTAGATCGTCCGCCACTTACTGTTGAGTAACAACAACTTGATGTATTTCCAAATCCACCACTTACGGTCGAATTTTTACCATTTGATGTGTTGCATTGTCCTCCACCAACAGTTGATAATTGACCATCTGAAAAAGTAGTTACTTGAAAAACAACATTGTCAGTAGGGTTAAGGCCACCAAATAAAGTCCCATTAAAAGTAAGTGTGTCTCCATTTGTATAATTTTGACCACCATTGTTTAATGCTATATTAAAATATGTTGATGTTGTTATTCCTATAGTTACATCATCCGTTCCTGATCCCCCACCAAATAAAGTTCCGTTAAATGTAAGTGTGTCTCCATTTGTATAATTTTGACCACCATTATTTATATAAACACCTGATAATGTTCCTGCTGGTGAGAAATTAAAACTAAATTGTGAACCAGATCCGCCAGGTATTCCCGCACTTGTTGGTGCAAAAGGACCATAATATCCACTGACAGTTGAACCGGCATATGTTGGAGAATTATATGCACTAATTGTGTTATAAAATAAACCAATATTAAATGAGGATCCAGTACCATAACCAGAACTTGTTGATGAAGGACTAACGGTGTATGTTCCAGATATTACTCCACTATATGTTGCATTATAATAACCACTAATTGTATTAATTATTGTTGCTGTTTTATTACATTGTCCACCACCTACAGTTGAGTAACAACCACTTGCTGTATTATACCGTCCACCACTTACAGTTGAGGTATAATTAGTTGCTGTGTTAAAATACCCACCACTTACGGTTGAAAAATATCCACTTGATGTATTTTGTCGTCCTCCACCTATTGTTGCGTAGTAATTTGATGTAGTATTTCTAAATCCTCCACCAACAAAAGAATAATTTCCACTTGATGTGTTATTTGCACCACCACCTATCGTTGAAAGAATACCACTTGAAGTATTAAAACTTCCACCACCTATCGTTGAATAAACACCACTTGTTGTGTTGTCACCACCACCACCGATAGTTGATGAGTCGCCACTTGCTTTATTTCCGAATTTACCACCACCACCACTTATTGTTGAAGATTGGCCACTTGTTGTGTTACTAAAACCACCACCTATTGTTGATAACGCGCCAACCGTTGTATTGCAAAAACCACCACTTATTGTTGATCCTGTATTATTTGAAGTGTTAAAACCTCCACCAGCAATTGTTGAACCAAAACCACTTGAGGTATTAAAACCTCCGCCACTTACAACTGATGCCGTTGCTGTTGATGTGTTACCTGAACCTCCGCCAACAACAGAATAATCCCCACTAGCATCGGAGCTAACACCTACTCTTTGTGTTGAGTCTGTTCCGGAACCAACTTCATAAAGTTGTGTTGATCCGGTTGTTATCCCACTTAAAATATAACTTTTAAGATCTGATAATGGTGTGTGTTTTGTTGTTCCACTTGTAACACCCAAGTAGTTTACAATTGGCATTATGTCATTTACGGTGTAACCTGTGTTTCCAACATAAGGTAATTGTGATATTCTTTTATTTGCCATTTTTTATTTTTATTTGTAAATATGTTTTAGTTTTAATTATGGTACCGAATAAATTGAATTATCCGATGTACATCTATATAATGTTCCTGTTGGAAGAGGTAAACTTGCTTCTGTTGGTAAACTCACAATATTTAAACAATTGACATATGTTGTATTTGGACATGATGTTGTAATACTTTGACCAACAATAAATGAACAATCGTGAAGAACTATATTACTAAATCCACCTAAAATACCCGATCTATTACCAACTGTTTTATTTGATAACGCATCACAAGATCCACCACCACCAACAATTGTTGATCTATAACCACTTGCTGTATTTAGAAACCCACCACCAACAAATGAATGTTGACTAAATGAAGTATTAGACTGACCACCACCAACAAATGACCAAGTACCTGTTGCTCGGTTAGAAGAGCCCCCAACAACAACTGACGCACTATTTGATGAACCATTTCCAACACCTCCAACAACAACTGAGTGACCACCTAAAGCACCATTTGAACCACCACCACCAACAAAAGAGTAACATGAACATGTTGAATTAAAGTATCCACCACCAATTACATTGTTAAATCCGGTTGTGTAATTATTATTTCCACCACCAATAAATGAACAAGCATTATTACTGGTATTTGAAATACCACCACCAATAAAAGAGTTATTTGAGTTGTTTAATATTATATTTTGTGTACCGCCACCAATTATTGAACTTGTTGACGACCCAACTATTCTATTTGTGTCACCACCAACAATTGTTGAGCAACAAGAATTTATTGTGTTGTTTACACCACCACCAATGAATGTAAAATTACAATCAAATGATGTATTATTTGCACCACCACCAATAAAACTAAAACAACTTGTAATTGTGTTTAATTGTCCACCACCAATAACATCACTAATTCCTGGTATTGCTGTTGATACAGCTGAGACATCTAAAATTATGTCATTTTGGGGTGTTGTACCGAATGTGAAATCTGACCCTAGTAAAACAACATCGTCACCAACAATATAATTTGACCCACCGTTAAGTATTGCGGTAACCGTTGGTTTATTTGATCTAAAAGTAATTTCAAAAACTGCGCCTGTCCCACTACCTGTTGTTCCGTTTGAGGTATAAACACCGTCAGAAACTCCGGTACCAGTATAACTTATTAATTTAACAGCTAAAATAGTCCCAGATAAACCGGCACCTTGACCAATTTCGTTTGAATCCCCACCACTTATAACAGATGAATCACCAAAGTTTATATTATTAATACCCCCACCAATATTTGAATTTGGCCTTAATGATTTATTATTGTAGCCACCACTTACCGTTGAATTATCACAAGATGTTTTATTTGAAGCCCCACCACCAATTGTTGTGTAACATCCAAGTGTTGTATTAGCTCTACCACCATTAATTGTTGAATAATCACAATTTGCAATATTTTGTCGACCACCACTTACAGCTGAGTAAAACCCTTCAGCTGAGTTGTAAAAACCACCAGATGCCGTTGAATATTTACCGATAGACGTATTACCAACACCACCACCAACGGTTGAATAAGATGAGCTTGCCGTATTATTTTGTCCACCACTAATAACAGAACAATCTCCACTAGCATCATTATTAAGACCGATTCTTTGTGTTGAACCAGCACCAGAACCAACTTCATATAAAGAAGTCACACCACTTAAAATATAACTTTTAAGATCTGATATTGGTGTATGTTTTGTTGTTCCACTTGTAACACCCAAGTAGTTTACAATTGGCATTATGTCATTTACGGTGTAACCTGTGTTTCCAACATAAGGTAATTGTGATATTCTTTTATTTGCCATTTTTTATTTTAAATTATTGTTGTTGTAGTTGTTGTTACTGGAATCACAGGTGTTTTTAAACAACAAGGAAATTCTGAAACATAACAACTTTCATACGGAAGATCATCAGCTATGAAACTTTCCTGTATGTTTATAAATAGTTTATCTCTTATTGGAAGAATTAAAACACCATCGTTATTTCTTAAAAGAAACTGACCTTCATATCTACCAACTTTTCTTGTGTCTTTTGATTGAAATTGGTAGTAAACATAATACTCAAATGGTGCATTTGGATCCATTAATTCTTTTTTTACAAATCCTGCCGGTCTTGTAACAATCTTTGGAATACCGGTTTCTATGTCAGTCATAGAAAAAAATATTGCAGACTCCTCAATAAAATCCATGAAATTATTATAATCACTGCGTCCGTCTTTAACAACTTGCATTTTTAAAACAGGAAGTGTTGCATTTTTTTTGATGAAAAATTCCATTAAATGTTTTTACTATAAATATAGCGACTAACATTCTTTTCTTAACGAACCTTCATAAAAATCAAAACGGTTATGTTCTGTTGGTGTTGTAAGTAGTAATCCGGGTTTAATATTTCCTTTTACCATTTCTTGATAGCAATGAGACATCACCGTTTGTTCATAAGGATGTTGGAATTTTGTTTTAATATAACAATTATAATTTCCTTCTTTTGTCATAAGAATTGGCCAGTTGGATAAATATATTTCACCAGAAACATATGGTAATCCTTTATGTGATTTTATATGTTTAAACTCCAGGTTTGGTGAATAAGGATCAAGACCTTGTTTTGGAAGTTTTGGGTTATCGGGCCAATGTTTTTCTCTAAATTCTTGAGGAACATTATACCACGCCCATTGTTTGTTGTGTGATCCGTAAAATTCGGTAAAGTTTAACTTTAAATAATCAAAGTTTTCTTTTTTAATAATCTCAATTGATTTGTCAAACAGGTTATCAATCTTTCTTACAAAACCATTTTTACAAGTTATATCTTTTCCATTATAAAATTCCATGTCATCCTCAAAGAAAAAATAAGAATAAAGGTCATCTTGTTTATCAAAGTGATCGGCAATAAAAACTCTACCACCAGTTATCCCAATATTATTTTTCTTTATATGTTGGAATCTGTATTCATCACATAGTTCTCTATACCTTGGTGTTGTTGAAAGATCGGTTGAATTATCAAGTAAAAACTTTTTTGTTTTATGAATAAAGTTTGAATCATAATCCAACATTGATTTTATTAAAGTTTCAAATTGTTTTGGTGAGTTAAATGTGATTACATATAAACCAACATCTCCATTATAATTTGTTACAACTTTCTTTCCTTCGTTTTTTAATACAACAGTATTGTTTTTAATATCCTCAAAAAATTTGTATACCAATCCATTTGATTCAATTTCACAGTAATCAATAAGTGATGGGTTTTGATATAGAAGAATTGTAAATAAAGATTCTTCTGTTCCCATATATCCGGACTTTAATGTTGATGACATTAAATCATAATAAAGAACATTCATCTGTGAGATTGAATCTTTATCTCCACCAAAAAATCCCCCACGGGTAACGATCTTTGTGTCTTTTCCGGACAACTCACACATCTTTTTATAATCAAACCCATGAACCTCGGTGTGAGCATCATATGGAAAACATACAAATGTAAACTTGTTAAACTTTTTTTCTATCTTATCTAAAACTTTATCGTGAGTAAAATATCCCGGATGAACCGTATTTGTAAGTCCAGCATCAATCCAGTACATTAATTTTGAATCAAATCTATCAAGAAGTTTTGCGTCATGTAATAAAAACATCTTTGACATTACAAGTGGGTTATACATCTCAAGACGAGCTTGTGTTGATTCTTTTAACCAACCTACTTGATTATACCAAGATGGATTTGTTCTTATCTTTTGTATTAGAGGATAAAATTCATTATTCTTAAACCAAGATAATTCTCTTAAAATAAATTGTGTGTTATGTTCTTCTCTGTGTTGGAAAACAAATTCTTTTAACCTTTTGTCTCCAAAAATTATCATATTGTTTTCTACTTTTAACAATTGTGAAAACTTATCAAGATAATGTTCGTATGATCGTGACCAACCATCCGATAACTCACCTCTACCTATGTCCCATAAACCTGTAACTAATGTGATCATCTATACCAAATATCGTGATTAGCGGTTAATATATTAACCGATTTATCTGAGTTATTACCAACCCCAATACCATGTAATAAAGCCGAAAAACACATTTCATCTATATTTCCAGCAGGAACATTTGGTAACCTATCTTTATATTTTATTTCAATACATTTATCCCAAGTATCTAAAAATTTACCAAAAATATTTTTTTCTATACTTAGAAATTGAATACAGTCTTCCGGCATCCACATACCGGTTTTATTTAAATCTACACCAAATATTTTTTCATAGTGGTTAAGTCTTTTACCTAATTTTGAACTTGATATTACTTCTTTTTCGTACTCATAAACAACCGGACCAATTATATGGTTTGTAATAAAAGCATTTTTTATGTTTAAATCTGAGAACGATGGTCCAGTAATAACATCCGTATCAATTAAAATTATGTTAGTTTGATTATTTTCTAAAGCAAATCTTAAAACATATCTTTTTACCGAAAAATCAAAATCAAAATAATTTTTAGCGTAATTTAAATAATTAGGATTATATTCTTTTATGTTTTTTACTTTGACCCAAGGCAAGTTTTTTATTTTACTTTCATCATCTGTAATAACAAAAATTTCTTTTTTAATGTTAGTTTTTTCTAAACTCTCAATTAATCTATTAGTTTGTTTTTGATATCTATCACCAAAACAAAAAGTGGCAAACGCATATTCCATGTTCTTACAAATTACCTGTTATTCTATCTCTCCACCCCTTTGACACACTGTGTGGCCATACCACCCAATATTTAGGTTTTTCAGTAGTATTAAATTCTCTCCATATTTTACAATAACGATCCGGATCCTTCATCATCATTGAAATTTCAGTCGGGTCAGCATCTCTTCTAAATAATGTTTCATCTTTATCGTTATGAAAAGCTACAACCCAAAAATCATAATCTGTTTCTGGAACCATATCAAAAGATAAATCAATACAGTGTTTGAATATTGAAAGAAAACTTTCTTTCCATTCTACCTCATCTTTAAATTCATATGGATTTGGTGCGTATTTTTTATCTACGGTGTATTGTTGTACGGCCCTTCTCTCAAATAAAATTCCGGAATACTTTTCATAATCCTTGATTGTTCTTTCTGTTCCATAATAAAAACTTGTATCACCAGAAAATGTTTCTCCGTCAACGCCAAGTAATTCTCTATTTCTTTTATGTGATGCGTCATTCTTTTTAAACCACTCCTTATCAACATCCCAATGCTTTGTTCTATTTTTTCTTGTATATTCATGCCAGATCAAAACTTTGTGTGGATGAAATAAATCATAACCATGTGTATATGATCTAACAGCAATTGAAATTTCTTCTCCGTGAAAATAATAATTTGGATCGTGTTGTACTTCAGTTGCAAACTGTCCTAATGTAAAACAAAAGTGTGCCGAATAAAATCTTGCGGTTATTGGCTCCTTTAATTCTTTCCATCCAGGTATTGTTTCAGGTAAAAAGAAAACACAACCTTCCGGTGTAAATCTATCAAATGTCATTCTCCATGGTTCCTGTGTTCTTCCTTTTGGATCGTTATCCGGATCAAATGATGAAACATAACCTGTTAGTAATGGTTTTTTATAACCTTTATCTTGTAGGTCCTTAATCATCTGGATCATTTCTTCGTCCCAGTTTTTTACAAATCTCATATGAGAATCAATCTGTAATGTATAAGTCTCTCCACTATATCTTTGTTGAACCATATGTCTAGCCCAACAAACACCTTTTGAATCTGTGTCAATTATATCATCAATTCTAAATCTTTCATCATCTTTATATTCATCAAGATTAAAATCGTCTTCCGGATTATATTGATTACAAATTCCTATTCTTAAATTTTCTGGGTATTTTGCGTTTTCCAACATATCTTTAATTGTTGGATTAAGTTGGGGATCCCTAAAAGATGCAATTTGAACAAAGATTGTACTCATTTTATTTTTTTATAAAATGATAAAAGATGATATTAAAAATTAAATATTAAATTCCACCACCATCAGTGATTGTCCAAAATTTTGTTGTTGTTAAAAACCCTCTTGACGCACCTGCTGTTGCAATTGTATATACAGAATTACCACCATCAAATAGAACACTAAATTGTAATGCACCACCATATGACGCCCAACCATTAAGTAACGAATTATAATTTGGTGTTGAAAGTGTTACACCAAAGAACATATTTGAGGCAGCAGCCAAAGATGTTACATTCCAAGTACCTAAATCCTGATTAAATGATGTTGCACCATTAAACATACTATTCATAAGTAAAACAGATGAAGTATTCCAAGTTCCAATTGGTTGGTTAAACAATGTTGCATTATTAAACATACTAGACATATTTATAACAGAAGATGTATTCCAAGTTCCAATTGGTTGGTTAAACAATGTTGCATTATTAAACATACCATTCATATCCATAACAGAAGATGTATTCCAAGCTCCAATTGGTTGGTTAAATGATGTTGCATTTAAAAACATAACATTCATAAGTAAAACAGATGAAGTATTCCAAGTTCCAATTGGTTGGTTAAACAATGTTGCATTATTAAACATACCAGTCATATTTGTAACAGAAGATGTATTCCAAGTTCCAATTGGTTGGTTAAATAAATTTGCAGCTGAAAACATGTTACTCATAAACTGAACAGAAGATGTATCCCAAGTTCCAATTGGTTGATTAAACACAAAACAATTCTGGAACATATTATTCATATCTATAACAGAAGATGTATCCCACAAATCCATATTGTTTACTGTTGTAAGTGTTGTACAATTTCTAAAAGCCACAGTCAAACTCAATGTCCCAGTTAAATCTAAAACATCTAAAACACCACTTAAATCTAAGTTAGAACAACCCCAAAAATAACCACTACTATTACCTAATCTGAAATCTGGACCCCAACTTGTTACAGATAAAATTTTATCTCTATCTCCAGTATTATTAAATCTAAATCCTTCTATTTGACCAGTTATTGTTATTGTATAAGTTCCAGGAGCACCATAGGTATGTAAAGTTAAAGGATCATTCCATACTGTAATTGTGTCTGTTGTTGAATCACCCCAATCAACAACAAAGTTATAAACACCACTTATTTCTAATGGTAATTGAACTTGGTTTGCTAACGATGAGCCACCACTTGTATTTGATGTGTTCCAAGTAGAAACAAATGAAGTTGGGATTGGACCCCCATCTGTTATAATCCAATCTCTTCCTAATGGTAATGGATCATCCAAGAATAATCTTGATGGTCCTGATATACCTGGTGTATATTGTGAGTTTCCACCATCAAAAGGAACAAAAGTTTGAAGAAGTGTTCCATATGATGCCCAACCAATAAGTAATGAATCATAGTTTAATGTTGATAGTGTGACACCTAAAAACATATTTGTACAATTTGTTAATGAAGTAACATTCCATGTTCCTAAATCTTGATCAAATGATGTTGCACCATTAAACATTCCGGACATATTTGTAACAGAGGATGTATCCCAAGTTCCCAAATCTTGGTCAAATGATGTTGCGCTATTAAACATATTATTCATATCGTTGACAGAAGATGTATCCCAAGTTCCAATTGGTTGATTAAATGATGTTGCACTATTAAATAAACTAACCATACTTGTGACAGAAGATGTATCCCAAGTTCCAATTGGTTGATTAAATGATGTTGCAAGTCTAAATAAACCTACCATTGTTGTAACAGAAGATGTGTTCCATAAATTCATATTATTAACCGTTGTAAGAGATGCACAACCTCTAAAAGTCGAACTCATATCTAATGTTCCAGTTAAGTTTAGAATATCTGAAACACCACTCAAATCTAAATTGGTACAACCAAAGAAATACCCATTATTATTACCTAATCTAAAATCTGAACCCCAACTTTGGATACTTAATATTTTTAATCTGTCACTAGTAATATTAAATCTCCAACCTTCAATTTGACCATATATTTTTATTGTGTATATTCCAGGTGTTGTGTATGTATGTAAAGTTGCTGGGTCATTCCATACGGTTATTGTGTCAGAATTTCCATCACCCCAATCAACAAAAAAGTTGTAAGTTCCGGATAACTCTAAAGGAAGTTGTACTTGGTTTGCTAAAGAAGAGCCACCACTTGTATTTGATGTGTTCCAAGTAGATTCAAATCTTGATTGACCACCATTTGTTATTACCCAATAATTTGGAAATAAAGTAAGTTCCGTTATTGCGGATAATGATGATACAGAATACTGTGAGTTGCCACCATCAAAAATAACATTTGGTTGTAGTGGTGAAAGTAATGCCCAGTTTTGTAATATTGAGTCATAGTTCTGTGTTGACAGTGCGATTCCATCAAACATCCCGGACATATCATATGTATTTATAACATTCCAAGAACCAAGATCTTGATCAAATGAATCGGCTCCTTGAAACATATAACTCATTAAATTTACATTTGTCACATCCCAAGTTCCAATTGGTTGGTCAAATGATATTGCATCTGAAAACATTCCAGACATATTTGTAACACCAGATGTTATCCAAGTTGATATATCTTGATTAAAGTTTGTTGAATCAGAAAACATATATGAAGTATCATCTAAAGACTGAGTGTTCCAAGTTGATATATCTTGATTAAATAATGTTGCATCATAGAACATTCCTTGCATTGTTGTAACATTTGAAACATCCCAAGATCCGATGTTTTGGTTAAACAAAGGACAAAATGAAAACATATATGACATGTCATTAGTATTTGATGTGCTCCAAGAATTTAAATTATTAAATGAACTTAAAGAAGAACATTCCCTAAATGCTTGTGACATATTTGTGGTTAATGATATGTCTGGCGTATCATTAACTGAGTTTAAAGTTAGATTGGAACAACCATAAAAGTAATCACCATTGTTTCCAAATTTTAATATTCCCCAATCAGATACCGATAATATTTTTTTTCTATCTCCTGTATTATTATATCTCCACCCTTCTATTGTTCCATCAATTTCCACAAGGTAATCACCAGGAGCCGCATAAGTGTGAGTTGTTGCCGGATCATTCCAAGCTGTAATAACATCAGATGACGCATCACCCCAGAATACAGTAAAAGCATAATTTCCTGTTGGTTCTAATGGTAGTTTTAATTGAGTAGCACCACTTGATCCTGTTGATGTGTTTGTTGTTCTATGTAATGATTTATATCTTCCTCTATTTGTCGGTGTAGGTGTTGGTGTATTTGTTGGTGTTGGAGTACAAGATGGTGTTGGACATGACTGATTTGAATCACAAAAACCACCAACTGTTGTTCTAACATTTATCTCATTTGTTGGGTGAATACCACATGTAAAATATGTAACGCCACTTGGTATTAAAACATTTGTAACTTGGTTTCCACTACAATCCGTATAATCAAAATATCCATTATTTGTTGTTATATTTTCGGCCGTTATACAATAACAAAGATATGTTGGGGTTGGTGTGGGAGTAACTGTTGGTGTTGGTGTAGGAGTTGGTGTCGGAGGACAACCAAAGTATTCAAAATAATCACAACCGGTTGAATCAGTTAAAATAACAAGTAATGATGAAACATCCTCAAATGGTGGTGGAACATCAAAAGTAAAAGTTGGTGGAATGTTTGTTGATCCAGTAACAGTAACACATGTTGTATATGTTATATCACATACTTGGACTTGATATGGTCCTATACCTGTTGCTCCTGTTATTGTTATCTGTTGAGACATATTTAATTATTATAAACAACCACAAGGATTTGTACATGTGATTGTTGGTGTTTTAGTTGGTGTGTTTGATGGTTTTGGTGTGTTTGATGGTTTTGGACAACCACAAGGATTTGTACATGTCACACTAGGTGTTGGCGTGTTGGTTGGTGTCGGCGTGTTGGTTGGTGTCGTTGTTGGTGTTGGTGTTGGCACTTTACACGGATCAAATGTCGGTGTAGGTGTAGGTGTTATAGTAGGTGTTGGAGTTGGTGTCCTTGTTGGTGTTACAGTAGGTGTTGGAGTTGGTGTTGGCGCCGGAACTCTTAATGTTTTAGAACAATCGGATCCTTGAACCAAAATTGTATAATTTCCGTAAATTTCTCTTGGCGGATCAAGTAACCCCGAATTAAATGTAAAAGGGAGTTGGACTAAACCTAAATTTATTACAATATCAGTATCTTGTGGATTAAACAAAATACTAGCAAATTCTCCGTCATATGTAACGCTATTTATGGTAATAATATATTCCATTCACCTTTTAGTGATAAATACCTTGAATATATTATTTTTTAACTTTTATAAGTTTATACCATATTCTTTCATGAAAGAAATATATAATTGGTTTAATAAGTAACTCACCTAAACCTATCAAAGACGACACCTCAATTGATGCCCCAAGTAATAGTGCTGTTGCAATTGTTGTTAGTGTTGCAAAAAATCTATATGTTATTGTTTTTAGAATATGTCTAACAATAACCGATTCTTCTTTTATTGTTGTAATATATGCAACATTATTTTTAACAACACAATGACCAACACAACTTATGTGCCATTTATAATCATTTATTTCTGGCATCCAATCTTTTGTTGTTTGGGTATGTCCATCAATTATAATATCTGAAACAAAAATTTCATTTCCATTTTCAATTAATCTCCACCTTTCGGTATCGTCCTTTGAAATTGTATTATATCTAATTTGATATGTTTTGCTCTGTGTTTTCATTTAATAAATAATTTAAAACATCTTCTTGAATAACGGGATCAACTAATTTTCTCCAATACTCATCTTTATTTTTTATACAATTTCTAATACCAGTAGCCGAAATACTTGCAACATCTTTTGGTGGTATATATTCATTAATTTCATAGCCAACACCCCTTCCAAAATTAACAGATTCAATATCTGGAATTACAACAACTTTAACATCATCATTTTTTGACTCATGATATTTTTTAATCATTGATACGGTTTGTTCTGTTGTAAAAGGATTTTTTTCATCCGGTTCAATGTCTCTAACCATAATTAAAACAGGAGTTCCTTCTTTTATTTTTTGTTCTATCAATTCAATGTGACCATAATGATATGGTTGCCAACGGCCTATAAAGACCGCATATTTTTTATCCGAATTTGATGTTGGTCTTCCTCCATGATTTTTTATTTCCCAACTCATATGTGTTTAATTATTTCATTTAATGATTCTTGTGGATCAATCCCTGTTGTATTAATATCTATAAAATTTTCAGTTGGTTGTTCATATTCATCTGTGTGAAAATGTTCTCTACCTCTAATGTCTGTTGTGTGAACATAAAACTCAACAAGTAAATTTTGTAAATCATATTTAAAACTTTCTCTTAATTCTTTGTAAGGTGCAACTAAACTTACAATTACATCGTGTCCTTGTGCTAATAAAAATTTAGCAATATCTTGTGCTCTTTTGATGTTTTCTTCTCTACCTTCTCTACCATATTTTTGATTATTAAAAAGTCTTCTTAATTCATCACCATCAATATGGAATACTTCATTTCCATATTCTTTTTCTAAAATTGTTTTTAACATTAGTGCTAATACTGTTTTACCAGCACCCGGTTGACCTGTCAACCAATAAATTTTTTTCTCTTTCATATTATCAAAAATAACCAAATTGATCGTAGAACCATTGATATTTTGTTTTAATCCAGTTTGATGCGTTAACACCTAAAACCTCCTTATAATCTAATTTTAATGGTTCTATTTTACTTTTTATTTTATGATCACCATAAATTCCATATACCGCATCATCTTCTTGGGTGATCTGTTCTACATTATTAAAATCATGTTCATAATACGGTAGCTCTAAGTAATTATAAATTCTTTGCATTTCTGTTTTTGGATTAGAACAAAAATCCTCAAATTTTACAAATAACATATTTTGATTAATTCCTTCTTTAAAAACTTGTTGTAGCCTTTCTATTGCAAGTCCAACCGGTTGTGATTGTGACCAAATGTCAATTCTTTTTTCTGTTGTTGTTCCTTGCATTTGTGCGTGATTTACAATTCCAGAATCCATGTGTTGATTTTTTCTAAAATTCTTTTCCATTGATGAATAAATTCCTCTTAAATCCCTCACCATACAAATTACTTTTGGATTTGGATAAAAGGAATTTAAAAATCCGTAATGAACACCCCAACCTCTACTCTTATCTAAAACATAAGGTTTATCTGTAACCGCGTTAAAAAATCCGTTAATACCATAATTACAAAAAGTAAGAAATCCTCTTCTCATTTGTTCTGAGTCTTGAGCTTTAAACTCTGGTGAATTTGTGTAATTTGCTCTTGCGGCATATACAAGTTCTAAAACACCAGATGTTGGTGTTACATAAAATTCTGGGTTCTGTCCCATAACATTTTGAAGTAATGTTGAACCAGCTCTTGGTAGTGAGCTTTGAAAAAAAATCTTTTGTGGCATTATTGTAAAGTTTGTATTATTTCGTTTATATCAAATATATTTGAATCAAATAAAGGGCACTCGTGAACTGTACCATTAAAGTTATAATCAAATAAATAACTATCTGGAAGTTTCACTGTGTTAGGTAAGTTTGCAACTATGTTTGTATGTAAGTTGTAACCAAAAACTTTTGGTGATGTACCAACCCATAGTACGGTTGATGGTAAACCAAGGGCTGCTGCTGCGTGTTGTAAACAAGAATCAATCAATATTCTTTTTTGTGAAAACAATAATAAAGAAAATAATTCCATATTTGACATTGGTTCTTTTATAACCTCAACACCTTGTAATGCGTTTGTCTCGTGTCTACAAATTTGTATTATATGGTAATAACCAGAGAAAGAATCAACAATTCTTTGTGCTACATCATATGGTATGTCTCTTGTCCAAGAATATGGATATGGTTGTTCTTGTAATGGTCCACCGTTTGTTTGAATAACCATAATAGGTTTTTCTCTTTTCCATTTATTAAAACCGATTTGTTGTTGTCTAAGATTAAATAAAAGTGATGGTTGCTCACCATTATATTCTAAATTAAAAATTTTACACCAGTTTTGAATAAGATTTAATTTTTTGTGAATATGATCTTCAGTAAAATAAGGTTCGTGTTTAAAAATTTTACTGTCCTTATCTTTTACATAGTCTTCATAAAAATAAGGTGTGTTACCCAACCTATAAACTCTATCAACAAATTGTAAATTTAAATAAACTTCTGGGTAAGCACAAACAACAATAAGCTCTCTATTTGGGTAATTATTTTTAATACACTGAGCAACAGCTGTTGCCATTACATGTTTTCCTAAACCACCCTCAATGTGGAATATACTATATTTTTTTCCCATAAATAAAATTTAGAAATTATTTATCCTTTGTAAATAAGAGTACTTCATTAATCTTATCAATTACCATTTTTGGTGTAATTGTTTTGTGACACTCGTTTTCTCTTTCGGTTCCCAAAAATAAAGGACATTTTGTTTTTATGTTTTGGAATGTATTAAAACAACCAGAACAAGAGTGTGGGTTAACAACTCTAAAACAATCAAATTCGTTATGTGATTTTGTAAAACTTGAGATCATTACAACAGGAACGCCGTAAGCCCAAGCTAGCCATGCAAGTCCGGAAGATAAACCAACAAACAACCTTGATTCCAAAATCTCAAATAAAGAAATTCTTATGTCTTTATTTCCGTGAACACCATTAACATTTTTAAGATTCATTGTGTTTTCATAAGAAACATTTGAGACTTTAAATCCGGAATTAACAATGTCATCAACAACTTGTTGCCAACCAGTATTTCCAGAATAATTCCATTGTGCAATTTCTTTTAAACTTTCTGGTGCAATTGTTATTTTATTTTTAATCACATTTCTTTTATAAGGTATTACAGGACACTTACCTGGTTTTGTATCTTGCGGTAACCACATTGTTCTTTTTGTTGCATAAAACATTCCACCCAAAGTATCTTCCAAACTATTTTTGTCATAACCAACATCAAGTAACTTATCAACAATAATTTCTTTTTTTTGATTTGCATTTATAAACTCATACCTTGGATCTTTTGATTGAAAAAGAAAAGGAAAGAAAGTTGAGATTAAAACTTTTTTTGGTTTGTGATACTCCAAAAACGGATCAATGAAAGATGAAAAACAAATTGTATCACCCAAACAAAAAGAATCAAAGTGCATTAGAATTTCTTTTCCTTCTAATGTTTTTGTTTCTTTATCTCGTTCTACATAGTTTAATAACTCTGAATTATCATAATGTCTCTTAACCATTTAACTTATATTTCAAAATTTTAGAGTAATACTCAAACCAATATCTTTCGGTCCACAAAGTTCCTTCTTCTAATATTACCAATGGTTTTTGTTGCCAAGGTTTTTTAACAACATAATGAATAATTTTTATGTAGTCTGGAAGTCCGGTGTTTTGAAAAATATTTTTATGATAGATTTTTAAAAAGTTATATTGAATTGGAATATCTGTTATAACATCAGTAAAATAATTATTAATTATATCTTGATCCAAATGTTCTGTAATTCCGTAAGTTTGTGTAAGATTAATTAAATCAGTTGTAATTTGTTGATTTAGATATTTTTTTCCAATAACCATGACACCGGTATTGTGTTGGTCAATATATAATTCTCTTACAGCACCAAAATCTTCTTTGAAATCAATAAGGTGGTCAATGTTTCCTAAAATTAAAGTATCTGAATCTAAAAATATAATTTTATTTTCGCCTTCTAATGAAAATATTTCATACTTGGTGTAATCACCAAATGCCATTTGAATTTGTTTTAATTTCTCAATTTCAGAATATTTTTCACTATCAAATCTTTTTATGTGTATATTGTTATATATTTTTCTTGATGTGATTAAATCTTCTGGATTTATATCATTTGATATAATTAAAAATGGAATATTGTCTTTTATTACTCTTGGGTTATTATCAACAAGAGATTTTAACATTACCTCAAATCCTATGAGATAATTTTTATTACATACTGTTACAAACATATAATAAAAATAAAAAAGAAAGAATAAAAATAAAGAACCCCAACTTTTAATTGGGGTTTAAATTATTTATACACAAATATATAATCTATTACTATCAGTTGAACACCTATAAACAGTTCCTAAAGGGAGTGTTGCAGGTGCCGGATCAACTGGAATATCTTTTAGATTTAAACAATTCATATGTGTTGTATTTGCAGCAGTACTAAAAATTCCGCTACCAACAATAAATGAACAATCGTGTTGTGTTGTATTACATTGCCCACCAAGTATTGCTGAACAACCATTTATTGTTGTGTTATTATATCCACCGCCTATTGTTGAATAAAGACAGCTTGCCGTGTTTCTACCTCCACCGCTTATTGTTGAAGAAATCCCACTTGATGTGTTACAATATCCACCGCTTATTGTTGAATTAAAACAAGTTGCTGTATTACTGTTTCCACCACCTATAGTTGAAACATCCCCGCCTGATGTGTTAGTCCGTCCACCACTTACAGTTGAATAAACCCCACTTGATGTATTTCTATTACCACCGCCAATAACAGAAAAAATACCTGATGCTAGATGTCCAGAATATCCGGATGATGAACCACCACCACTAATTGTCGAATAACAACCACTTGCCGTGTTATACAACCCACCACTTACGGTTGAATATATTGCATTTGTTATATTACCATAACCACCACTTATTGTTGAAGAATTACCACTTGATGTGTTACGTGCACCCCCACTTACGGTTGAATAATATCCACTTGATGTGTTTTGTCGTCCACCACTTACGGTTGAATAATCACAACTTGATTCGTTACAATAACCACCGCTTACGGTTGAATTACTTCCACTTGATGTGTTACAATATCCACCACTTACGGTTGTATGAGTATTGTTTTGTGTTTGGATGTTTAACCAAACATCATCTAAAGGTGAAGATCCACCAAATAATCCACCGTTAAAATATAGTGTCTCACCATTAGAATATCCAGAACCTCCGTTTTGTATTTGGACAGTTTGTAATACACCAAGAACAAAATCAAAACCAAAGTATGCTCCAGATCCGGTACCACTTGATGTTGATGTTGGTACAACACTACTAAAAGAAAGATTTATGGTCCCACCAGTATATACAGAACTATTTATTCCATTAACAAAATTATTTATTCCAGAAAAATTATTTTGTCCACCACCAATAAATGAGTTGTAACCACTTGCTGTATTGTTACATCCACCAACAATTGATGAACAAGAACTTTTTACAACATTATCATAACCACCACCAATAAATGAATAGTCACTATTTGTTGTAATTGTGTTATTTTCTCCTCCAGCAATTGTTGCAGTTTCACTACCTATAATTGTATTATCATCACCACCACCGATTGTTGCATATTCGCTATATGTTGATATTGTATTATTTGCACCACCGGCAATTGTTGAGTAATCAGCAGATGTTGTATTTTCATAACCACCACTTATTGTTGAGTATTCTCCAGATGCAGTATTTTGAC